GTGGGAGAACATGGACGAGGTGCCTAGGTGACATCGTGAACGGTACGACCGTAACGACCACCCTCGCACAATCGTTGGTATTCCAACCTTTTGTGTACCATGTGCATAGCAGGTGGGGGGCACATGCCCCCCACCTGTTTTCATTAAATTTTCATTACACGCGCGGAGGTGTGTGGGATATGCCAAGGAAGAGGGCGACCGGGGCGGCACGTCCGTACCCGTATCGGCAGAAACGCAAGGACGGCACCTATGTGGAACGGTGGAAGGTCGAACTGACGTTGGGCAAAGGTCCGGACGGCGGATACCGCACCAAGCAGATCACCGCGAGCACGTTCAGGGAATGCCAACGCAAGTACAAGGAGGCGTTGGAACGTCTCAACCGGACCGGCACGGTCGAGACGCCGGACGATGCGCCGCTCACCGACTACGTTGACAAGGTGCTCGAATCGGCGCATCATCGCGTCTCGCCGGGAACGATGAAGAACTACCGGGCCGGGGCGAAGGAGATACGACGCGCGTTCGACGGGGTGCGCGTGCGTGACGTGCGCGCGAGCATGCTGCGGTCGTTCCTCGACGACCTGTCGTCGCGTTCCGCCTCGATGACGGCGAAGGCGCGCACTCTGCTCAATCAGGCGTTCGACATGGCCGTCGGCGATCAGGTGATCCAGTCGAATCCGTTGGCGTCGGTGAAACGCCCGTCGAACCATGCGCAGACGGACCGGCGCGCGTTCAGCGTGCCCGAATTGCAGCTGATGCTGCGCAACGCCGCGACGATGCCGCTGCCGGTCGCGGCGCGCCTGTGGTGGCGGATGCTGACAGGCATGAGGCAGGGCGAGATTCTGGGCGTCGTCCTGGAGGATTTGCATTTGGATGCGCCATGCCCGTTCTATTCACTGCGATGGTCGATGACGTCGATTCCGCGCCGGCATGGATGCGATCGGCTGCCGGACGGGACATGGTCGTGCGGCAGGCAGGTCGGCGCATTCTGCCCGCAGGCGTATTACGACGTGCCCGACCGTTTCCGCATGCGTGTGCTGCATGGCGGCCTGTGTCTCAAGTCGCCGAAGTCGGGCAGGTCGAGGACGGTGCCGTTGATGCCGCAGTTGGTGCAGGTCGTGCACGCGTATCTCGCCTACACGGCGGATTGGCCGAACCCGCACGGCTTGTTGTGGCGTCACGAGGATGGTACGCCCATCGATGACGAGGAGGATCTGGACGATTTCAAGCGGCTGCTCGTCATGTGCGGCATGGACCCCAAGGAGCGGCGCGGCCATGAGACCCGCTACAGTGCGGTGACGTTGCTGCGTCGTGCGGGGGTGGATACGAAGACGGTGTTGGAGATCGTGGGGCATACGACGATGCAGGTGGATGACATCTATCGTACGGTGGATATGGAGGAGAAGGCCGAGGCGATGAACGAACTGGGCGAGTCGCTGCAACTGCCGAAGGGGCTGCTGCCCGGTGGGGAGGGGTGACGTGCTGTGTCTTCCGATTCCCTCGATTTCGACCGACTTGGACGGCGGCCTTTCTTTAGTTTTCCTTTACCTTACTTATCTATTACTTTATAAGACATATAGGAGTTCACCTAGCTCAGAGCGCGCCAACACGCCGCGTAGATATACAGTAGTTCATCTGGTGTGATATATTCGTGTTACAAGAAAAGCCCCGCCTTCTAGCGACCAAACTCTAAGACGGGGCACGGAAAGCAAGTAGCTTCCATGTCCAACTATAGCAGTCGGCATGGAGGCGGAAAAGATGGCACACATGTCCTACCAGAACGTTGACCTTGTGAACAAGGCGTCAAGCGAAGGACGCCTGCTCAAGCCGCGCGGCGGTAACGTCACCACCGACAGCTTCGTCAAGTGCGTGCTGACCGACATGGCGCAGGCGTCGATGCAGTGGCCTCCGACCGAGAAGATGAAACGCAACCACACCCCAGCACGGCTCTACACCGGCGGCTGGAGCATGATAGCCGACATTGAAGGCATGATGCTGCTCCCCAAGGAAATACTGTTCGAAGGCACCGAAGAACAAGTGGAGGCGGAGCGCGAGAAACGCGCGCGCACAGCCAAGGCGCGAATAGTCAAGGCGTGGGCGTTTCTCAAGGAGCGCGGGCTCATCAAGCAACTGTATCCGCAGTCACTTGGCAAGAATGCCGGATACCTGCTACTGATCGGCGACGCCACCGAGAACGATGCGGTCGAACAATGGGCATGGGACTGCATCGAATGGCGAGGAGGCGCGTGAAATGACGCAGTGGTTCACGTCTGATACGGTGTTGGCCCCCTTAAGTGTAGCTAACGAATCCCGTAGCGACATTTAACGGGCTTGGTGTGGTTCTCGCTGCACGATCCTTGCTTGGAAGGAGTGAAGATGATTAGTAGTTCCATCGTTGCGATTGGACAGCCCGGCGTTCCTGACTCGAATAAGTATCTGCTGTATTATGACGCCGATTGGGATTGCTGGTTCTTCCCGAACCGTCGTTCCACTCCGGATATTCAGGATGATGAGCGTGATCTGCGGAACTATTTGAGCGTCGAGTTCAAGGTTTCCGCGCAGGATTGCGAGCTCGCGATGCGCGGTACTGAGGAGAGTACGAAATACTCCACCGAGCATGACGAGGAACGGCACTATCGCTACCGCATCTACTCGGGTGACATGCAGACACTTCCGGAGCATTGGTCGCTGGACGGCGAGTTTGGGATCGGTGGTCACCGGTGCATGTGGATGACTATCGCGGAAATGCTTGCAGATGAACGCATTCATGCTGTCAACTACGATGTAGTGACCGCAGTGCGCGACAGTCTATGAAGCTGTCGGTCTGAGTGTAGATAGGACGTTATGAGGGTGGCCCAAATGGCTCAAATGGCTTGAATCATGTTTGGAATGCCATTGCCGCAGGTATGAAATGACCCCGCCTGGTTCGCTCTCCCGTGGGAGGTCGCGTGCGGGGTACTGTCACTGACGCAGTACCCATGCCGGTCTTCCCGTTCGACGACCGAGCACTCCCGATCCAGTAGGCGAGGACCAGCATGGGCCACTAGTGTTTACCGCGTACCAGCAAGCATACCACACGCAGTGAAGGCCACCCACCTAACACAAGGGGAGCGGCCTTCACCGCGTTTTCACGGATGAGGAATTAACCTCATCACACAACCAATCATAACAGGGGCGGCTACAGCTTTGTGATATACAGAATCCTCTCGTCAGCTGGGCCGTATGTGGTGTTAAAAAGCATACGCCATTTCCAACGGTATCCATCCTTGTCATATTGGCCTCGCAACGGTTCTTGATGTGTCTCGTAATATGATGCCGCTTTCTTCTCGTCGGCCTCGTAATGCTCGTAAACGTCATCAGGCATCAGGTTCGTCAAGCACTTCATCGTGCTCACGTTCCCGTATCCCTCGTCAAGGCTGAATGCGTACTGGATTTCTTTGCCGCGTTCCGACTGTATGTCGCATTTCTCTTCGGCTTGTTCGATCACATTCACTTGGGCTTGTTCGGTCACGTTCGCCTGCCCGCAGCCGCTCCCGGTGAGCGCTAATGCGGCGACCAGTACTATTGCGGTGCCGGTTTTGAGTGTCTGGTTCTTCATGGTGCCTCCCTTTCTCTCTTTTTGTTTGGTGGTTCTACCGTACCGTGTTTTCGTGGTGGGGTTTCGCCGCCGTGTTGCATGTTGTCGTTTTTCCGTCGTATCATTGCAACTGTTCGAACAGATGTTCGATGATACTGGGAAAAAGGAGCGTCGGCAGCTCCGCCAAGAACACGCCGACGCTCGATGAACGACCTACGAGGAGGTCATATTGTTAATTGTAGTGGAAGCACCTAATCTTCATCTCCCTTCCTTCGTGATGCCGCGAGCTTCGTCGATCAGTGCGAACCCGTTCGCGAATCCGAGTACTTGGGCGATTAGGTTTATGTCTTTTGTGGTCCATGGCAGTAAGCCTCTGTATCGCGGGCTTACGTATGCCTGTGTCCGACCTATCGTCTCGCCTAATTTAGTCTGAGTCATTCCTTTCTCTTGCAATCCTCGCCGTATGGTCTCGGCGAGGATGATGGTAAAGGGGTCCATTTCTTCATATTCTGATTTCCTTACCATATAAGACATGGTATCGCATATGCTATAACCGTCAATCTCGACACGCCGAAGAAATAGCCGGAATACCTATGTATCTGGCCGCATACAGACAAGGTGTATAGCATATGCTTTGACAACACGACGGAAATGCGTAAACTGAACATCAGAGCGTATAGCAAATGCTATGCCAGAAAGGAGCGTGCTGATGACTGATATGGATTCGCTGATTTCAACGGCGATTCGCACAACCGCAGCTCGTGATAACCGAACTATGCGGTCAATCTGCAAGGGCATTAACTTCAGGCCGACAAAGTTCTATGACAGGTTGTCCGGAAGGAGCTCTTGGAACACCCACGAAATCGATGCGGTAGCCAAGGAACTCGGGCTCGTTGACGGCTGGGAACTAATGGACCTCGCAAAAGAAGAAGCGGAAATCGCCTCGCGACGCAACGCAGAGAAAGCCTGACTCGTCGGCAAAAAGGAAACAGCCGGTGCGTGAACACCGGCCAAATAAAAGGTATGAGATGAATACTACAACAGCACTACAGACATTCGACTTCCATACGAACGCAGTCCGCGTTCATGTCGAAGGTGAGCACGTCGAATACTGTGCGAAGGACATCGCGGCAGCACTCGGCTACAAGGACACTACCAACGCAATCAAGCAGCATTGCCGTGGGGTGGTGAATCGCCACCCCATCCTCGACAGCCTCGGACGCACTCAGGAAGCGGTCTTCATCGGTGAAGGCGACGTCTACCGGCTGATCGCATCCAGCAAGCTCCCCGCCGCAGTCGAGTTCGAACACTGGCTGTTCGATGAAGTCCTCCCCAGCATTCGCCGTCATGGCGGCTACATGGCAGGTCAGGAATCCATGTCCCCAGAAGAGATGGCGCTTGCCTCCCTGAAGTGGTTGCAGAGCGTCGTGGACGAACAGAAGCGCCAGATCGAAGCGCAAAAGCCGAAGGTCGTGTTCGCTGACGCGCTCACCGCCAGCAAGAAGGACATCCTCGTCGGCGAGTTGGCGAAGATTCTCAAGCAGAACGGTATCGAGATCGGCCAGAACCGCTTGTTCGCGTGGCTGCGCGAACACGGCTGGCTGATGAAACGTAACGGCATCCGCAACTTCCCGACACAGAAAGCGCAAGACATGGGGCTCTTCTTTGTCAAGGCGAAGCCAGTCACACTGCCCGACGGCTCCACCATCACGTCGTACACGACGAAAGTCACGCCGAAGGGACAGCTCTACTTTATCAACAAGTTCCTTGAGGGGGAGACGGCATGAGCTACACCAGCAACTTTCAGGACGAGCCGCATACCGCAACCCATGATGACGAATACGCGAATCTCGTGTATTCAGCCATATGCAACCTCGATAAAGAGATTGCCGAGAGGGCGAAGCTGAACACACTCGAGTGGGCGAAGGAAGACGGCCTCACCGAAGAAGAGACAGAAAAGGAGATCAAGAGGCTGCAACGCAATGCGATGCACTCATGCATAGACGTATTTGACGAAGCTCAAGCAATCGTCGAATGCATGGAATCGCGCAAGGCCGGTGAAGTCATCCTCGCGACAGCAGAGGCAAAAATCGCATTCGATAACATGTGCGGCACCTTGGATGACTATGAGCGCATCTTATACGAGGCGGTGCGGGCAGTCATGCTTCGCACACCAACATATGAGGAATGGTTGGCGCAGAACCCCACACCAGATACCCAAGAGGAGGATCAGGCATGACCGAGTTCAGGACTGCTGCCGAATTGTCGGCGCGCAAGGCTGGGAAGCCGATCAGTGATCGTGCCCGCATGTGGGCGATGGAAGAAGCGTTCATCTGCGCACTGACCGGACAGCGTGAGTATGCATGTTATCCGAAGTCGTTCGCCTCGTACACTGCCGCTGACATGTTCGCACGCACGGTAGCGAACCGTACGCGTCATTCGTTCAGGCCGGAAGTGTGTGGCTTCCCGGGACGGTTCAAGACCATCATCACCAAGGATGACGGCGAGTACCACGTATGGGTCGCCTATGAAACGAACACAAGCAAGGAGGATTCCGATGCTTGACCAGAAGAACGTGTCCGCGTATGTGGATGACGAGATGGGTTCGGAGTCGCGTCGTGTGCGTTATGGCGTGGTGAACGTGGTGGCTGCGATCACTGCGGTTGGCACGCTCATGGTGATGGTGTTTGGTCCGGGCGCGTGTGCTCGTCCGGCTCGGTATTTGTTCAGTTGGCTTGTGCTGTTGGTGTCCACGCTTGTTGCGGTGGCGCCGTTGGTGGACTTGCTGCCGGAGGAATGCTTCGACGACGAAGAAGAGGAGGAGTGATGGGTGACCCATTGTATTTCGTCGATCATGACGGCGACCCGTATGTTTCCGTGGCATCCCTGTTGCGGTTTCTTGACCGCAAGATTGAAGCGTTGGACGTGACGTTGAAGTCCATGAGGGAGAGCAATGCGATCGATGGCGTGAGCTTACTTACAGGCATGCGGCTTGAGGTGGTGGGCATCCGCGCTCAGATTGATGACATGGTCACGCTTCGCGACGACCGCATCGAACAGCTTGAGGATGACTGATGGTTACGCGGAAGAACCGGGACCGGATTCTCAAATGGGTCGCGGATGACGTGCCTATCAGGTGGATCGCGAAGAACACGGGGCTGACCGTTTCCGAGGTCGAGCTGATCGTCGCCCAGGAGGAGCGGAAGGCGTGGGAGGCGCAGGAATGACGACCGTCGTTGATTGCGAACCGTCTTGCCGCACCTATCTGAACCCAGCTTTGTTCGAACGGCATGAGGATTCGCACAAGAAGCTGCTGCACATTCTCATGCCGGGGGACACGGTCGTCATAGGTCAGTCGGCGCGGCCGGGCGTGGTGCAGGTCGTCCGAAACGTGGTGGTCGGTTTCGAGAACGGTTGTTTCACGATCGATCAGCGTCCCGACCGGCTCGTGCTGCCGCATTATCTGCACACCGAACCGACTGACCCGTACGACTGGCGTCTGCTCGTCGTGTTCAAGCCCCGTCAAGGAAAAGACGGCATAAAACCCTCGTCATAACTGAACAGGGGACGGTCGTGCCTGAGTTCTCAACGTATCGTCCCCACACCCACATTCTCTATCGGAAGGAAGCGTGTTTTGGCAAGGGAGCACTACGAGCGGTTGGACATCCTGTCATTGACTGAAGCGTCTGAGGTGTTCGGCATCTCGGTGAAGGCGTTCCGTTACAACTTCAGCCACATCATTCACTCGTTGCAGAAGACGAAGCTGGGCACCGGATGGGTGCGCTACGGAGACTTGTACGACGCGTTGGGTGACATGCCGATTCTTCCGCCGGATGAATGATCCGCATTGTGGCCGTCGCAGGTTTGCCCCATGCACAACACCGCCCGTATGGGGGTGTCGAACGCTGGAGCCGGTTCGATTCCGGTGCGGCCAACTATGCGGGGTGGGCGTCAACGCCACGCGAACCCGGTTCTGAGGATTGGCCGGGAGACGCGAACGATGCGTTTGCGGCTAACGACCGTCGTCCTTCCATGACGGTCGTCCTTCCTGGACTCCTGTGGGGGATATGCCGCCGCAGCGTCCACGCCCGCACCAGATTTCACACACATGACAGAACGGAAAGGAGGATCCTGATGGACTCTCATGGGCATTACACGGGGGTGTGCGCGGATTGCGGACGGACGTGTCCGTTGTATGCGCGTCGCATGTGCCGGACCTGTTACAGCCGGTTCGTCAACGACATGAATGTCGGCGTGTGCACGGTGTGTTCGCGTATCCGTCGTCTGGTCGCGAAGCGCATGTGTTACACATGCTACTCGCATGCGCGCGGCTACAAGAAGCCGCGCCATGAGGGGGAATGCCGAAACTGCGGCCGTCATATGCGTCTTGAAGCGAAACGGTTGTGCCGCACCTGTTACAGCAAACAGCTGGGCAGATGGGAGCAATGCTCGCAATGCCATGAGCGGCGACTCATCTACGGAGCTTCGCTTGTCTGTCCACGATGCCGACTCAGCAACTATCGCAAACAACACAGAAAGGAACACGCATCATGAGGACGCGTATCAGCAAACACGGCAAATACGAGATCAGGGAAGGCGTCGCCAGCGAAATCGGCGACAGCCTGGAACCCGGCGACCTGCTCACCACGCTCACGGCAGACGGCAAGTCAATCGACGTGGAAGTCATCAATCCGATCACGAACGATGACGAGTTCAACGAAGCGATCACGAAACTGCCGGCGGAAGTCTTTATCATAGTTGCTCTCGCTCGGGCGACTGTCACCGACTTCTACTCCCTGCACCCCTATCTCGTGCGCTGCCTTCAGGATGGCGAATACAACATGTGGCTGTCCACTAAGACCGAAAGTATCCCGGTCAAGATCAAGCATCCGCTGCACGATGACGAGCCCATCACTGCTGACAAGGTGGACGCGGACATTATCACCGAGAAGAAGGTGTACACGGACGGCACCGTGAAGGTGCCTAACATGCCGGGCCTGTACAAGGACTGCTCCGGAGATGTTCTCGTAGCTTTCCACAATCTCGGTGCTAGCAAGCTGTACTACTCCTACATCACGATCGAGGGGCAAGAGTGTCTGAGCCTTTTTGAATTTGCGAGGCCGGTCGAAGATCTAGCCGACAGGTGGGCGCCGTACACGCGTATCACGTCAATCGAGCAGCTGCGTAAGGCGATCAACGCCGGGGTGGAATCGTGAGTGGGAAGAAGAAGCCGATGCCGCAGGATGCGTTGGTTCCCGACGAGCTGACGCCCGACATGACGCTGATGCTGATGAAGCCGGCGGCGGATTTGTCCAAGGCGTGCGCCGCATACCTGATGAAGGTGCGCACGCTCATGGAAACCCGTGACAAGGATTCATGGCGTGAGAAGTGGCCGGATTCGGAAATGAGCGAATGCGTCGAGGTCGTGTACGACACGGCCGATATGGCGCAACGCATGCTGAAGACCGCGCAGGCGATCTCGACGATGCTCGTAACCCCGTTGAACAGTCATGAGATCGTCCTGTTGGACGAGTTGCGTCGAAGTCTTGAACCCGACGACGTGGACATGGACACGGGCGAACTCCAGTGAAAGACAGTAACGAACGCCCGTTGCCCAGTGATGTGCCAGTGGAGGACACGCTGACGATCAGTGAGTTCCTCCACTCGGTACACCACCCGCAAGAGGACATGACGCGCGCGACGATCCGGTTCGGACAGTACGCGTTCAACCAATACCGCAAACAATACGGTCGGCCACCGTACACGCGGCGCATCAACGGCAACGGGCCAGTCAAGGTCTACCTAGACCCGATCGAATACATCTTTCTGTGCAGCACATACGAGCAGTGGCGGCGCAGGCAACAAGGAAAGGAACACGCATGAACCTGTTGGAAGAGACTCTGGCGGACATCAAACGGTATGGGTATACGACTGCCGGCGTGCTGTACGTCGGCAGTGAGGACGGCCGTGTGCAGATGACATGGGAGCAAGCCGAACCGTTTTTGAATGTCAATTACGACGCCGGGTATGGTGCGCAAGAAATCGTGAAAGACCTGTGCGTGCGTTTCAAGGGTGGGGCGATGCTGATACGCCATGAGTACGACGGCAAGGAATGGTGGCGGTTCGTCCCCGCGCCAAACATGCATGGCGCCCCGTTCAAAATCGTGAAAGGCGAATACAAGTCTCTTGCCGATGTCAACTATCCAATGGGAATCCCCGTCAACACCAAGGTGGAGGACTGATGGGGAGGCATCTGGTTCGTGATTGTGATGCGTTCACGCTTGTCCGGTTCACACAGCCGACCGCTGCGGAACGTCATGCGGCATGGCTCGACCATCGTCGTCAAGGTGTCGGCGGTTCCGACATGGCGACGATTCTCGGCATCAACACGTATAAGACGCCGTACGAACTGTGGCTGGAGAAGACCGGCCGTGAGCACCCGGTTGACATCAGCGGTAAATGGGCGGTCGTCAAGGGCAACGCATTGGAAAAAGAGCTGCGTAACCGGTTCCGTGACCTGCATCCAGAATGGGAGGTGTACGACGGTACCGACAAGAGCCTGGTCAGTCGTGCGCACCCCTGCATGATCGCATCCCTTGACGGCATCCTCTACGACGAGACGCGCGGATTCGGAGTGTTGGAAATCAAGACGACGAGCGCGCATCGCGGACAAACCGACTGGCATGACACAGAAGGCAACCTCAGGATTCCCGACTATTACCTGACACAGGTCACGTTCTATCTGGCCGTCACCGGTTGGACATGGGGCGTGGTTTATGCGGACATCGGCGAAACGGAACCGGTCGAGATCATGTTCGAACGAGACGAGGACGACATCAAGGCCGTCATCGACGCCGCCGAATCGTTCTGTGGGTATGTCGAGCGTGACGAGCCTCCAGCGTTGACCTCCACGGACGTGGACAGGGTGCAGCAGGAGGAACAGCCAGAAGGGTACGAGCAGGTCGATGACGGTGAGTTCGATAGGCTCGCCGGGCTCTGGCAGCAGTTTGACGACGCCGAGAAAGCCGCCAAAAAGAGCAAGACGGGTATCGGCGACCAGTTGAAGAAAATGGTCGGCGATACGCGTCGAGGTCTTGTCAGCGCGCACGCACAAGTCGGCTACAAGGACGTCAACTACAAGGCGCAGCCGGAGAAACTCATTCCCGCGAAGGACGCGTACACGGCACGCCGTTTCTACGTCAAACCACTCAATAACGACTGAAAGGAACCATCATGGGCGCATTGGCGACCACAGCGAAGAACAACGAGTTGACCACGATGAACACCATGGGTGACATTCATGCGCTGATCCGCGGCAGGCGCGCACAGATCGAATCGGTCATGAGCGGCGTTCTCACTCCAGAACGGCTTTATTCATTGTTGCAAAGCGCGGTGAGCCACGAACCGAAACTGTTGCAGTGCACTCCGGAAAGCATCGTGGCGTGCTGCATGAAATGTGCGGTGCTCGGTTTGGAACCGTCGAATGTGGATGGTTTGGGTAAGGCGTACATCCTGCCGTACGGGAACAAGAACTATCAGACAGGACAGGTGGAGGCAACGTTCATCCTCGGATACAAGGGCATGATCGAACTCGCCCGCCGTTCCGGTGAGATCAAGTCGTTGAACGTGACGCCCGTGTTCGAGGACGACGGCATCAAACTGTTCATGGACGAAGCAGGACAACCGTACATCAAGGCCGGTGAGGTCAATCCGCTCGCCAACCATACACCGGACAAGCTCATGTTCGTGTTTTTGAACGCCGAGTTCACCAACGGCGGCCACTATCGCACATATATGACGCGTGCCGAAATCGACGCGGCGAAGAAACGCAGCAGTGCAGGGGACCGTGGCCCTTGGAAGACGGATTACGTGGCGATGGCGCGCAAGACCGTCGTGCGGCGCGCGTTCCCCTATCTGCCGGTGAGTACCGAAGCGCAGTCGGCGGCCGTGGAGGACGAGACCACGCCGCATTTCGATTTCCTCGACCGTAACACCACTCCGGTGGGTGAACCGTCTGACGTGATGCAGGAGGCGACAGCATGAGTTTGCCTGATGTGACGATTGTCGGGAACCTGACCGCCGACCCGGAGCTACGCACCATTGGCAACGGTTCGAAGGTCGTGAACTTCACGATCGCAGCGAGCTCCCGCCGGTTGAACAAGCAGACCAACCAGTGGGAAGACGGTGACGTGTGGTTCCTCAGCTGCAACGCGTGGGACGGGGAGCATCACATGCTTGCAAGCAACATCGCGGCCTCCCTGAGCAAGGGGATGACCGTCATCGCCTATGGGCGTGTACGCCAACGTGAATACCAGGCGAAGGACGGTTCGAAACGGTACGTGGTCGAGATGACCGTGGATCACGTCGGCTACGACTTGCGTAAGTCTGCCGTTGCCGTGAACCGTCCGCAGCAGTCGGGTTTCAACCCCAATGGCGGTTTCCAGCAGCCGGCACAGCAGCAGAACGGGTGGGGCGCGCCCTCACAGCAGCAGGCGCAGCAACCGGCGGCAGACCCGTGGGCCAGCTACAGAGAGTTCGGTTCGTCCGACGGGGCGCCGACATCAAACGAGGACGACTTCTAAGGAGACACAATATGACAGCAACATCCGTGGATATCCCCAACACCCAGATGACGAGGCGTCAACGGTTCACGGCAGTGGCGAGCTTTCGCAAACACCACGCATGGGCCGTCGACTACGAGCCGCACACACTGCTCGACCATAACCCCGGCATGAGCGTGCGTGAAGCGTTCGAACAGCTCAAGGCCGAAGCGGAACGCGAACAGAGGCTTCAGCAGGAGAAGGAACGGCGCGACGTGCAACGCACGGCCCACCGGCTCTATAACACGCGTTACTGCGCGTTGGAGGAGCCGGAACGCATCCAACTACGCATCTTCTTGGAGAACGGGGGACGCAAGGACATCGCCGACGCGTTGGTCGACAATGTGACGTGCAGCGCCGAATCGATCCGCAAACTCATCGACGAAGGCGAATGGGACCGCGACCCGGAAAAGGACTGGCTCGCGATCCTGCCCCCACGAGCGCAACCAGAACCGACGGTAGGCGGCATAGGCCGCTTCCTCGCCGACCTACGCGCACACCGACGCAAATGGCGCATGTGGGGGACTTTTCCCACAAGTGAAGGAGCTGAACACGAGGCGCGTGTACTGAGTCAACGAGCCGGCCTCGGATTCGACATCCGCACCGTCACCTACCAGCCGGACGGCACCACCGGCGTATTCGCCCGACGACCATAAGGAGCACATCATGGGCAAACGTAAAACCGTTGCGGTTCTTGCCGCAGTGGTCGTGGCCGTTGGTGTTGCCGGCTGCGACATCAAACTGGGGGATTCCGACGGTACGCGCATCGAGTGCGAATACGTGCCGATGACCCGTCCGATGTGGATAGACGATCAGATGTACCTGATGCCGTATCAGGAATGCATTCCCGTGAGTGTTGACGAGGAGGCGACGTGATGCATCATTGCGATCTTCCACCGAGGCGTGGGAACTTCTACGAAGTGTATCGGTGCCCTGTGTGCAGACAGTGGTGGTTCAACAATTGCGGCCTCTGGGTACACAGAAGCCGGCTCTTCCTGTTTTTTGCCGGCTACAACGATCAGTGCCGCAGTTTCCTGCGTCACAACGGAAAGGGGCGGTCGTGAGTAATCCGAGCAAGGCCAAGGGTACGCGATTCGAGTCGGCCGTATGCGACTACCTGCGGTGGGCGTTGGATGACGAACGTATCCAACGGCTCACCTTGCACGGCAGCAAGGATGTGGGCGACATCGGCAACATCTACTTCTGTGGTGCGCCGGTGGTCATCGAATGCAAGGCGACGCGCACACCCAACTGGCGCAAACACTGGGCTGAGTGCGAAGTCGAGATGGGCAACCGCGACACCGAGTTCGGTTGGGTCATCCGCAAACGCCCTGGCCTGGGCATGGACACACGAGACAAAGTCGGCAAGCATCTCGCCTACACGAGGAAACAAACCTACTTCCAGATGTGCGACATGGCCGGCGGCATCGACCTCGACCACCTGACCGAGAAAATCCCACGCAACCCGCTACTAATCGGCCTACCAGTCGAACAACTAGCCCTCTTACTCAACCACATGCAACCGTTAGGACCCGAGGAGGAAACATGAGCAACTACCGCGTACTCAAACCCGTCCCCCATATAGACAAGCTTGACGCTGGCGACCGTTGCACGCTCAAACTCCCCGCCGGCGGCACGGTCGAAGGAATCATGCTCACAAGAGCTATCCGCATTGACGAAAGTCTTCTACGCATCGTTTGGTTCAACGACGGCCGCTCATACCCCGTAAGCCTAGTAGAAAGCTGGACGGACTTCTGCCAATTCGTAGGAGGCTGGCACGACACCGACAACGATACGAGAAAGGACCAGTCATGACCATTCGCATCTACAAGCCCGAAGACGTGCGCGACCTACCCAAACCCGTCACCCTATGGGCGGTATGGGAAGGCACCGACGGACGACACCACGAAAAAGCTTACGCATACACGACCGACATTGAAATAGGACACTTGCCACCAAGAGGAAGGCAGTACACCAGCACGGTCCCCGGTGAGCATCCGCTACTCACTGCCGACTACGAGGAAGACGCGTCCCAAGTGCTGCCCGGCACGTTGCGGTTCATCCGCATCGAGGACGTCGCGCGCCTCTACCGGTACGTCAATAAGGCTGGGGAGACCGTGGTGTTCCACTGGGACGGATACAGCCCCGCTGAAATGGTGGCCGACCGTGTGCGCACGCTCAACGGCTTCTATCTCGACCAATACGACCGCGAGTATTCGCATATCTTCTACCCGCGCCTCGTCGATCAGGACGAACGGCTCGAACCGGACGAATGGGCCGACGACTACGACAAGATGCTGGAAAGGAGTAGGCATGAGTAAGACGACGCTTAAGCAATGGTGGGCGGACAACAAGCTCACCCTGTTCAGCCTCGCATACGGTGTGATAATGATCGCCGGGAGCCAATGGCTGCCCATCACGCCACGCGTCATCCTCACCGCGGCCGGCGGCATCATGACCGGTATCGCATTCCCGCTCGGCACGCTTTGCTGGTTGCAGGACAAAGCCATGGAACAAGCCGCAAGCGACATGCAAGCCATGCACAAAGCCGCAAGCGACGAAATCAAGGTGACTGTTCCATACGGCACCGAGTTCAAGGATTCCACATGGCGCGCGGCACGCATGTCCTACGCAGGCATACATGCGGAACACCACGACTGGAAAACATGGGACCAGCTCAGCGAAGAACAGCAATGGACGCTCATGGCGCACACGCACGTGAACAGTCTCATTGCGCTCGAAATCGCCAAACGCTACAACGAACCGCAGGAGGAAACCTGATGACGGATAATGTGAACCATCCCGCGCATTACGAATCCAACGGGCCGTTTGAATGCATCGAACTGGCACACTACTACGATTTCTGCGTCGGGAACGCGATCAAATACGTGTGGCGCCACATGGACAAGGGGAAACCGTTCGAGGACCTGAGCAAAGCACTCTGGTACGTGTCGTGGGAACTGGACTGCACCGGCGACCCCCTCATCAGACAGCCACCGTTAACCGACGACAAGCTCTTTATGCTTGCGGACACTGATTTCGCGCACATGCGCGAGTTCTGGGAAGCGCTCATAATCCACAACCTGCCGAACATGCGCGCAGCCATCGAACGCCGCGCGGTCGCGCTCACAGGAGTGGGCAGACTCGAACGGTTCCAGCCAGGATCGAAGCCGCTCGGGCACGGACATGTGAGCGCACAGACGCAAGGCAAAAAACTGTTCATGCTGCGCAGGCAAAGCACCCCGCCGGTGATTGTCGGCGAAGCGATGCGCGCACGCGGCTTCGACTGGGAGAACAACACCATCCTCCTCATCGAACAAGGCATTCGCCGCATTTACCTCGACGAAGCCATCGCCCTGCTCGAAACCTACGGCTACTGCAAAGCGAACATGTTCGCAGCAATCAACTTCATCCTGAAAGAGAGCGTCACCAATGAGTGCAAACAATGAGCATCTGCTGCTGTGGATCGACACCGAAACCACGGCAATCAAACCAGAAGACGGCCAACTGTTGGAAATCGGCATGCGCATCACCGACCTCGACGGCACACCCATGACAGAGCCGGGAAACTACGATTCGTACAAGTTCAGCACCGTCATCCCGCACTCGTGCATCAACTACACGCGTGACACCGCGTATGCGATCCGCATGCATCAGGACAACGGGCTGCTGGACGAAGCTCTGTGCGCCGAACCCCCCGTGAACGCAGGCGAATGGTTGCTGGATCGCGTCGACCGCCTGACATTCGGTGGGCCGAGCGTCAGGCTGCACCCGGCCGGCACCAACGTGGACTTTGACCTCGCATGGCTCAGAGCCCACCAAGAACCACTTCTCACCGGCCCGGCGTGGAACGAATACGTGTCGTATCGCAAGCTCGACATGAGCACGATCCGTCTCACCCTCGAAACGGTAGGCATCAACCCATACGAAAACAGCAGGAAGGCCACGCATCGCGTGGACGACTGCCTCGACCGCGACATCTACGACTGGACGCACTGGGCCGAATGGGCCAAAAAGCACATGAACATCATGGAAAGGAAGAAATGGGAGAAATGGGAGAAGGAAGCATGACCGATTGGCTCAACGACGACCAGCTCGAAGCACGCATCATGTGCGACCGTCTCGTCGAACCCACCGGTATGGCGCTCAACAGCATCCAGCCGGCAAGCGTCGACATGCACCTAGGCGACTCGCTGCTGGTACAGAAACCGGGACAGGTCATCAACATGCAATACCCCGAACGCATCCAATACACCGGCACCGAGCACGTCGGCGAATTCCAGCTGAAACCCGGCGCATTCATATTGGGTACCACGCAGGAGACCGTCAACTGTCCCGTTGACCTCGTCGGCCAGCTCGTCGGCAAAAGCACCGTCGCCCGACACGGCCTGTTCGTGCACGTGTGCGCAGGCTTCATCGACCCCGGCTTCTCGGGACAAATCACGCTCGAACTGTACAACGCGTCATCCAACACACTTGTGCTCACGCCCGGCATGACCATCGCACAACTCGTGTTCAGCAAAATCGACCCGCCAGCCTACCCATACGGCAGCAAGGAAGCCGGAAGCCACTACCAATTCCAGACGGGCGCGACCGCACCGAAAGGAGACCTGAAGTGAACCAGATTCCACCACCCCTGTTCAGCGACCGCCGGTGTGAGTATTGCGGACGACCATCGATAGGCGCCGACCGCTGCCCGCACGCGATAGACCGACGCCACCCATGCCCGGCGCGCGTACAGGACCAGCAGCAGCGGCATGAACGACTACGACACATGGGGCGATGAACGATGGACGACAAGACCGCAAAACAGCTGACCGACGCGATACACGACGTGCTCGGCATGGTCCCGTTCGTGCTCGTCGCCGACACGTCCACACCAGACGAAGCGTTCGGCGACGAGCGTACCACCCGCATCAGCGTCACCTCGCCGCCGCACCAGACCTCCTACACGACGATCGGCCTATGCGCATGCGGCCTCGACCTACTGCGCTACGGCGACGACGACGAAGACGACGACTGGGACGACGAGGACGACTAGACACGTGGACACGTTGCTGCTCATAGGCATCCTCGCCGCACTCCTACTGATCTCATGGTGGACCGACGGACACCACTTCTAACCAAGTTAAGGAAACACCCATGGACGATACCGGCAAGTGCCCCGAATGCGGCGCACCAGTAAACGTCATACACGTCAACAGAATCGGCGACCCGACACACCACCGGTATCACCGTTGCACGGCATGCGACTGGGCCGACGCGCCAAGCAACCTGTTCGGCGCCGACGAAACGCAAACCGAGCCGGCGCCGACTTCCACAACCCCGAAGAAACCCAAGACAAGAGGAGAGAAAAACATGGCTGTCAGCAAAAGACTACGATTCGAAGTTCTCCGCCGCGACGGAATGGAATGCCACTACTGCCATAGGAAAGACGTTCCACTCACCGTCGATCACGTCATACCACAGGCGCTCGGCGGCCCTAGCACTGCGGAAAACCTCGTGGCGTGCTGCCGTGATTGCAATATCGGCAAAACATCCATCAACCCAGACGAACCACTCGTCGCGGGCGTGTCCGAACAGGCCGAAGCGTTCAGAGAAGCACTCGCAGAAGCGAAAGCCGTGGTCGCGTCCGACTTTCTTTGGGAACAGGAGTACATGGACAGGGTGCGGGACCTATGGGAAGACGCCACGTCACTTGACGACGAATACTGCCTCCCCATGCCCGTAACATGGCGGTCAACCGCAAGATACTGGGGACAGATCGGAGTGCCGCGCGCCTTCCTTGAGTACGCATTCGGCATAGCCAAGGAGCGGTACGACAGCCACCGTCTAACAGCTAAAAAAGCATTCGCGTACGCCTCGGGAATCGTCGGCAACCGCATGGAAGAAGCGGCAAGACTGGCACGGGAAAAGGTGAAGTGACATGCGCATTCGCAGCATCAGACCTGAGTTCTACGATTCAGAAAGCATGGGCGCCGTGTCATGGGACGCGCGCTTCGTGTTCGAATGCCTGTGGTCGTACGTGCAAGACAATGGCGTGAACCGTGACAACGCGCGCATGATACGTGGCACATGCATGCCCTACGACAGTGATGAAGTGATCCCGCGCATCGAAGCCGCGTTGGACGAACTCGAAGCCGTGGGCTGTGTCGTGCGCTACACATGGCATGGCAAGCGGCTTTTGTGGCTTCCGGGCTTCCTGACCTACCAGAAAATCGACCGTCCGAGCACATGCCTGTTCCCGACTCCACAGCAGGCCGAAGAGAGCGAAGCCTCGACGACTACTCGCGAGACACTCGATGGTCACTCGCGAGACACTCGCGAGACACTCGCGACCGGAGTAGGAGTAGGAGTAGGAGTAGGGAGTGAGGATATTCTTTCTAGAGGGGGAGGAGGTAGTAAAAGTACCTTAACGCGCGCGCGCACGCGCGAGGCCGCCCCCACTCCCGCCGGTGAGGACGTGGATGAGGATGCTCTAGTGGAATCGTGGCGCCCGTCAGCGGAGAACACCGCCCTCGCCGAACAGCTCGGCGTGGACGCAATCAGGCTGGAGCGCAGATTCCGTGACAAGATCGCCCGCAAGGGGCTGACTGCGCTCGGTGTCAAACGGCGCACGCTGACGGCGCTAGACGCCACATTCCGCAGTTGGGTCGAGCATGAGGCGCAATGGGCGGGGGAGGGGACGAAACAGGTCAAACCACCCGACCCGGTGCATGCCGCGCCGCCTCGGCACTCATGGTGCGGGCCGGAGGTACGCGCCATCATGCGGCCGTACCTTGCCGCGTTCCCCGAACCGAACCCGGACACCACAGGGCCGGGAAAGGCGTGGTTCGAGGCGTGCAGGGACGTGGCACGACGCCTCGACGCCGGCGAGGACGAAGCCTCGATCATCGAATGGGTCGAAGCCAACTACGGGCCCCAAAACCCCACAAGTGCGGCAAACGACCCGTAGAACGATGAACAAGCGTCGATATGATAAACTATGCGCATCAGGCACGAAACGCGGTCAGGGATACCGTAAAACGGCGTACGGGTGTATGTACGCCTAAACCCGACGCCGTCACGTTGAGAACAGCGAACCCATCGCCAACGAAAGGACCCGACCCGCGTGACGTGCCCGATGTGCAACAACCCCTCCACGCCAACCATCTGCCGCACCTGCAAACGACAAACCGCACAAGACCTCGCATGGCTCGCCAACAACTGCGACGACCTCGAACACTACCGACTCAACCGCGCCTACGGCAAACACGCCGCAAACAGCGGAGGGGGACGACGGACGGAAGCACCCACGCCCGTACGCGAAGCCATCTACGACGCCCTCTATGTGGACCGCTACCGCAACCTCAAACAGACACTCAACACGTGGGCCATGTGCTTCTCGCAGCCGCCCGCGCCCGAAGGCTGCCTCGCGCAACAGGCACGCATCCTCGACGGCCTCGACCTGTGGACGCCGGGCAAGACCGCCGCCAGCGCCATCTACGCGGCCGAAACACACATCCTCGTCACCCGGTTGTGCGCGATCCTCGCGAACATGGACGAAACCCGCATCCACCTCGGCATATGCCCGAATCCCGAATGCGCACGCCCCGTGTACGCGGCCGCGGACGCACGCGAGGCCACCTGCGCGCACTGCAACAACACGTGGACCGCGACCATCCTGCGCCGCGCGACCGACGCGCAACTGTGCGAAACGGACGCGGAAGGCACCGCAGGCGAACTCGCCCTCATGCTCGACCAGGTCGGCATCGAAGTCGCGGCGAGCACGATCCGCTCATGGGCGTCGCGCGGCAAGCTCATGCCCATCCTCGACAAGAACGGCCACGCCACCAAACGCTACAAGCTCACCGACGCCTACCGACTCACCGACACCTACCGGCAGCAGCACCTCGACTGAAAGGACGACGACCATGCACGACGAAAAGGACGACACCATCAACGACCGCGACGCCATCGAATGCGCCGACAGCGCCGCATTCATGCTTGAAGCCGCCGTAAACAACCTGCGCCGCATCAACGCGGACATCAACGCCGTCGGCAGCTCATTCGCAGTGAACGAAGCCATCGAGTACACGAAAGTCACCGCGCTCATAGGCATCGGCCACGCCCTCACCGCCATCGCCCAAGCACTCACCGAGGACGAGGACGGGCCGGACGTCGCCGACATGCTCACCAACAACATAATCACAGAACAATTCAACAACTAAAACATCATGCCAGTGTGGGGAAGCGTAGGCCGGCGCAAAACGGAGCCGGCCTACGCTTCCTCATTTAAAACGCGCGGAACGCGCACCGTACTTCGCCGGATCACCGTCCGAGCAGTCCGGCGACCGCGTCGCCGACACGCTGCGTCATGCCGCGCTGCGCCATGTCGTAGTAGTCGACCATCTGGCGCGTGCTCCAGCCGCCGGCGGCCATGATGTCCTGTTCCGGCATGCCCGCGTCCATCGCCAACGTGCAGAACGTGCGCCGCAACGAATGCGGCGTGATATCAGGACGGCCCACCAACGCGCCGGCCAAACGCACGACATTGCGCGCCGCGTCCGCGCGCAGCCGTCCGCCACGCCGGGCGCGGAACACCGGGCCGCCGCGCCGCCTGCCGACATGGACGGCCAACGCTTCAACGACCGCGTCGGCGACGCGCACCTCCTGCTCATAGCCGCCCTTGCGACGGTACCGCAGAGTCCCGTCGGCCCGGTTCCAATCCTCGACATCAAGACCAAGGGCCTCACTGAGCCTAGGCCCCGCCAACAACAGCAACGCGCACAGCGCATACTCCTGCCGGCCCAAACCATGCGCAGCATCCAAGAACATGCCCGCCTGCTCGCGCGTGAGGAAACTACCCGTCGACCTGCGATAAGAGCGTGGCAAGCGCACACCCATGCCAGGATCACGCTCCAACACGCCCTCCTCGGTGACGAACCGGTAGAAACGGAGCACCACGCCGACCCACTCACGCACCGTCGCCGCCGGATGATCGCGGCGCATCCACCGGCAATACGCCTCGATATGCGAACGATGCACGCGCAACGCGTCAATGTCGTTCAGATCGCACCAACGCAGCCACGCGCGCAACGCACTGCGATACTGCTTGTAGGTCTGCCCCGTGTAAGGCAGAAGATACGCGGACAGCAACCAGTCCAAGCTCATCGTCTCCATATGCGCACCGTCTCCTTCGCGACCAACGGCTTATCGGCTGGGCCCTTGACGAACGGCGGTATCCACTGGCGCCGACGCAACGAATGCTTCGGCCCATACGCCTGCATGCGCCAGAAGCCACGCACGATGAACCGATGACTGTAGCCACGCCGGGAACCATGGCCGCCTTCCGTGGACGGCCCGGTCTCGCGGTGTTCGCGCAGCACGACCATGCGCACATCACGAACCGCCCGATCCACAACGCGCGGCGGCAACGGTTCGACCGGCGCCGGCCTTGTCGGCTTGACCACATCGCATACTGTCGGTTCAGCGCTCAATGCCCACACCGCATCCAATATGTCGCCTATCGTGCCCAACGCGCCCTCGAGGAGCTCACCCAGCGAATGGTCCAGCACCGGCGCCAACGGCAACGGGCACCGCAACGCTTCACGCACATTCCTGTCGTCGGTGAACAACGCCACGCCAGTATGCCGCTTACGCTGCCTGTCGATCTGAATGACCCACTGCACGGCGACGACATGCACGTCGGGCCCGCCCGGCCCGCACTCGAAATCCACGCCGCCATCGAAGATCACGAAGCCGGTACTCGAAGGCGCCTCCACCTCCGGCGGCTTCTCACGCAATGCGGTATGCACCGCCAACGTGGTCATATCACGGCTGACGAACCACATAGGCGAGTGCCGAAGCGAGTCGCCGTTACTCCACGCCTCCTGCAACGCATCCTCATAATCCGGACTCGGACGCTTATACGCCCAGTCGGTCTGCGCTTCAAACCAGTCGGCAAGGCTATCGCGCAGATACGGCATCCATACCGGCGTCAATTTCGGCTTCGCCTTACGTCGTCTACTCATCTCAACCACACACCTTCCTGTGTGGTAGGATCGACCGTGCGGTCGAACCCACCGTTTGATCGCTGAACGAACCGTGAGGCCGCAAAACCACCAAGACTCGGCCCCACGGTTCCATCCCAATCCCCGGCATTGTCGCCCCGGGGCGGCCGCACGCCGAACTCAGCCGACACTCTCAGCACAGAAGCCGGAAGCCCAGCCGCGCGCAAGGCCCTTGAACGCCTCGGCAACGTCCATCAGATCATCCGTACGTTCGCCGATGAACGTGCGCACACGACGCCCGCCCGGCTCCACAGCGGCAACCGTCACACGGCCACCCACGATATTGATCTGAACAGAACGCACCGGCAGATCAAGAGCGCCATCACGAAACGCACCAATCTCGCCGACGATGTCAGTGTCAGCCGTGAACGCATGCACACACTGGTCCTTCATGACGCTCACGCCTCCTCGTCACCGAACGTAGCGCGGTCCACGCCGAACAGTTTCGTAAAATCGTCGTAGAACGTCGCCGCGATCTCGTCATCGGGCCACGTGTTTTCGTCCCTCGGAACGAACCCGTCACAAACCTCAACAACCAGCCCCACGACGTCCGCGCCGAAACGCTCCTCCAACGTCTTCAGCTCGGCCAGGAACTCGCTCCACGCCTCGGGATTCCAGCCGCCGTCAGCAACGTCGAAGTCGGTCGTGTTCACGAAACACGTCGCGATCTCGCCGTCAAAGCACAGCAGCGAGTTCACCATGCCCATGATTATCTGCCCATAACGGCCTTCCAGCGCGTCATCCAAGCTCAACGGCTCAATCTCGCGGCCGTTCACAATCATCTTTCCCATGAGTATCTTCTTTCAAGTAGCGCCGCCCTGATACGCTAGGACGGCTGACAGTTAGGACAATCAGCATCGAGCGGCAGCCCCGACAGCATGACGGCTGCCGCTCAGTTCATCTATGAGTAGGGGGGGGGAGGTCAATCGGCGCGATACCGGTCCGCCAGCTGCTTCAGCGCGTACGCCACAGTCAGCAGATTCGCATACGCCTCGATATCGGATTCGACCAAGCCGGTCACATGCCCGGCAACACTGTTGACGGCATCGTAGAAACCACGCACGCCGCGCGACTCATCCCACGACGTATGCGAGTTGCCCCACGATACCCACATGTCCTCCACGTCGATCGTGCCCAGCAGATTAGACGCGACAGCCGCCACGCGCAGATTCAACACATGAGCCGCAACGGCCTTCCCCGGCGTCGCCCTGAACGCGAACCCGAAATCGAAATCACGGCCGTCAACATACAGCGTGCCCACCATGTGGCCGCCATCCACCGGCCCAGACTTCCACGACACCGGGAACGACACCAACCCGGCCACGTCCCCGAACACCTCAATCACAGTGCTCTTCGCCCGTTCGATATCCATCACAATCACTTTCCTTCGCTTGTTTGGTTTGAGTTTGGAGTGTGCGGCCGCCGCCATGGCGGCCACACCACAGAGCGATGTCAGGCGGCCCGCTGGAGCCTCGCAACATGCGCGGCTATCTCAGCCTCGACAGCCTCGTCACGGCCGGAGTTCTCATACCGGTCACGGCGCAGCACCTGAATTTCGTCGCCATGCCGGAACACATAGGCCACCTTTTTCTTGCTCACAGTGCCGTCACGGCTTTCCACGACGCGACGGATAGCATGCACGGCACGATACGGCACATCCGGGAACACGTCCCGCACACGCGCAATCGTCGGGATCACAGCCTCGCTAACAGCAAGCACACGCGCGTCCTCATTAGTTTGCGGCGGCACCTCAGGAATCTCAACCGTATCCGCACTGCACTCAGCCGGCAGTTGCGGCGCCGACACCACAGCACGCGGCGCCGGGGTAGGCGCGACGTCGGCAGCGCGCACGCCGCGATACGCGACGCCGCTCGGCGTCATCCGCCAACCGCGCTCAACATCGGCCGGCGTCGTCATAGGTATCCAAGTGGTACGCATGCACTCAGACGGCTCATACGGCGCGGGGACCGGCGTGAGAGAAGCGCGCAACTCTGGAAGATGCTCATTCCAGTCTTTTGTGTCCTTGAACCCGCGCGGTGCCGGCAGCCAAGTTTCCTCGCGCTGGCCTTCCCACGCACACACCCATATAGCGAGCGGCTCGACGCCGACGTACCACAGACGATGACGGGATCCATTGTCACAGTAGTAGCCGGCAGCAAGCCCAATATGCTCGGGCGTAACCGGCTCATGCTCAGCTGTCGGCGTCTCAGCTGACACGGCTGAAATTCCAGCCGTATCAACCATCTCCACATCGACGACGCCATCATGCTCAACCTCAACCGGCTCAACAATGACGGTTTCAGCCTGGGCAACATCGTCAGTCGTGTCGGCGTCGTCGTCGGCGGCGTCATCCGCCGGCGTCTCAGCGAGCGGCGTCGGCCGCGTCCAGCGCGTGCTCTGCCAACTCGCCACGCGCTTGCAGTCACGGCACTCTGCCGGATACTCAAAACGCGCCGCCGTATCCAGATCGTTCGCGCGACGGCACGCCGCCTCACTACGCAACACGGCAGCAAGCGCCGACGCGAGGCCGTCAGCATCCGACGTGCGCGCCTCGATGTCCCGGTTACGCACGAGCTTGCGATTGCACAGACGCTCACGCGAGCCGGCATGCAACTGCACGTCATCAGAGAGATTGTACTTATTCCACGTCACTACGATTGCTCCGTACCCGTCGGCGTAGATTGTCGCGACATTCCCCGCCGACAGATCGAGACGGAGCGTCTGGAGTTCCGCGACGCAATCGGGCAGCGCCTCGCGAATGCCCTTCTTCTGCCCTGACACTGCACGGTTTTCGTCCGCGAGCACATAGGCCTCCAGCTGATTGTTATCGAGATTGTGATAGATACGCATACGCATGATAATTTCCTTCCGAGTGGCCCGCCGCATCCATGCGGCGGGATGATTGATTAAGTTTGTGGGGCTGCCGCGCCGTGGGACGCGGCAGCGAGTATTAGCGACGGTTGTATTTGAGCCAGAGCGCCCAATGGATGCGCACGCGGATATTGTGCGCAAGCGGCCACGTGCCGGCGGCAGCAATCGCGATGGCAGCCAGGATCGCCGCGCCATTATCGGAATCATCCGCAAGCGGCACAAGAGCAAACCACACGGCGACCGCAGCAGCAGCCCAAGAGCACAGAGCGAGACAGACGGCACGCGCAAGACCCATATACCTCATGCGCGCGGTATTGGTAGGACGTTCGGAAATTGTTTCAGTAACTCGCATGATTGCGGCTCCTTCCATGTGCCGACCCCCATGTGGTACGATGGAAAGGCCGGAAATCAGTGATGAGTTTTTTGGCACCATTCCCCTAGAGGTTGCCGCCTCTCGGGGAAATTACGTTGACTAGAAAACTAGTCGGTAGAAGGCTTTTTGTCGGCGATTGCCGGTAGATGAGTACACGTCAGTCGTCGGCCGGAGCCGGCGGCAGACCAGCACGCGCAAGGTCATCTGCCGAGGCTCCGTACTCAGCAAGGCGCGACGACAGCTCCTCATCGTATGCGCGCTGCATGCCGATGCCGTAGCCAGGGCAGATACCGACGACAGCGGTACTATCGTCGCGTGAAACAGCGACTGTGTACACGTCTTTCCCGTAGTGCTCACCATGGCCTACCGTGAAAAAGTAGGCGCCGACGCCGGCGAAATTGAATGCCGACGATTCCATGTCCTGATTAAGGACCGTCTTATAGATACGCATGATGGTTCTCCCTTACCTACGAAGTTTTGATCTTGGAAAGCGTGCTCGCCTCCATGGCGAGCACGCTAGAGCAGCCCCGTGTCGAGTCAGGCGGTCAGGTCGCGGCGAGCCATGATGTCGCCGAGGTCGATGCCTGCGGCGATGACATCGAGACCGTCGCGCTCGAGCGGCGTGCGCTCATTCCAACCGGGCATGTCCGCCCAATCCCATTCAGTGACCGAACCATCGTCGTGCAGCGAGGCCATGTAGCCGAGCTCAACGAGCTTGGCATCGAACTGATCGATGTAGTCGGCGACGATGGCGTCGATGTCGAAATCGTCGGCGAAGTCGCCGGCAAAGTCGCGGACCATGGTTTCGATGCTGGCGTTGAAGTACTGCATTTTAATCTCCCTTTGCTTGTATCGGCCCCCATGTGATACAATCAGAGAGCCGAAATCGGTTGATGGTTTTGGCTTCTATCCCCCGGGAAGGTGCAACTTCCCGGGGGATTTACATTACGCCCGAAGCTTGGGGTAATGAGCGAAGCATTTATGTGGCGGAAACGCCTGATATGTACAGCGTACCACGTGAGAGCGCGAACGCTTGCACACGGCGTGTCGCCTGAGTTTTGAGCGGCCACGCCGCCCGAAGGCGGCGCGGCCTGACACTTAGAGCATCACATTCAGCAGCGCGACGACCTTGCGCGCTGTGCTGACCTCGACGGCCACGCCGTCGATTGTCACCACGACCACATCACGCTCGACATGCTCGATATCGAGCGCGTGGCCGTTCACTTGCAGATGCCCCGAAATGGTGCTACCCTTGGTCATATAGTCCCTTTCAGGCACTAACAGCCCGAAAGTAATACCCCGAAGGAGGCAACCTTCGGGGTATTTTTCATACCCTTCGGGCCGCTCACCATCGCCACACCGTGCCACGTGTGGCTACACCACGCGGGGAGCGTGGCTAGCGCGCCAGTCCGGTTATGATCCGGTAGGGCTAAACCCGCTGGCGCATGGACGACTGCTAATCGTCCAACAGTTTGCGCAAGTCCTTGACTTTGAGAGCGTCCGCGAGTTTGAGCGCCTTGCCAAGCGTCATGTTGGTGATTGGCCTATCGCCGCGCTCGTAATCCGCGTAATTGCCCTGAGACATGCCCGCTTGCGAGGCGAGCTCTGTCTGAGTTAAGTGCCTTGCTGTACGTAGCTCACGTAATCCCATCTCGGTTCCTTTCGGTCGTTTCTATGGTATATCGCGTGGCTGCGGTGATGTTCGCGTTGTTCGCTACGGTATCGCGTCCGTCTGCGCTAGGGCTGGACTTACAGCCGTTCGCGTTGTCTTCAGTTATCCGCTTTACGCCGGGGTCCGATTGTATCCAGTGTCTCTATCGGTAGGTGCCCACGAGCGGGATGCTCGCTTTCGCCATGCTCAGAGGTTGGGTTTACGGTTTGACCGGCTGCGCTTCCGGGCCTTGCCCTAGCAGCTTGTTGGCGGTGGTCTTATGGCGTTCATTTCAGTGCTCCTTCCGTGGTTGGTAGCTCAATCATACATAACCGAATAATCGGATGTCAAGTAATGCTGTAAAACCGTTGGAAACGCTAGCGTTCATCGGCGTGTCGCGTAGTGCGTATCAGGCGTGTATATAGCCGTGTCAGGCGGTAGGTGTGACGCGGACGCGTTAGTGTGCACGCGCTGCACGGCTACAAGCGCGCGTCCGCACGTCACGCGCGTCCGCACGTATGCGCGTGTACGCATGCGCCCACGTCGCGCGCGCACGCGTATGTGCGTCCCGCGTGCGCATACTTGCGCGTATCGCGTATATACGTCGTGTCGAGCACCGGGGCAGGGGAGGGTGCCCCGTATAATATACAAATGGCCGCTTGTGGTTCTGGTTCTGACTGTGAATGCGTTCTGAGACTTTTTGGAAAAGCTGTAACACGTTTCTCGAATCCCAATCGGCAGTAGGGCTGAGGCTGCAACGCTCGCTGCAACGCCGGCTGCAACGTTTATTGCAACGCGCGCCGCAACGAAAAGTGTGATATGATGCCTATGGCATTAGCATGACGTTCGATCGAAGCACGTCAATCATTCCCACCACAAACACTATCTCGGGTTGGGTTCCTCACTATCTCTTGCGGGGAGGTGGCCGTCATGGGCGTTAACGATTCGGGTCCGACGCTCACGGTCAACTTCACCGACAAGGACTGTGATAATCCGTTCGGCAGTGTGGAGCTGCTGCTTCCGTTGAAGCGCGTCACTACGAGGTCGGGTGCTGTGTGCGTCATGGTTGATGCCGATGAAACGAAGCGGCGTCTGCGCGAGGCGGTGATCGCGTTCGCGCAGGCGTTCGATTCGGGTTCGTGTGATGCCCTTGTAGCCCAATTGGTAGAGGCAAACGACTCAAAATCGTTGTAGTGCGGGTTCGAGTCCCGCTGGGGGCACTGGCCCGACTGTTGAGAAGTTCTCCATAGTTCCCTTCTCTCTTCTCACGGTCGGGTTCTTATAATCAGGGGTGTTCTGTGTTTTCGGTTCTTCCTGGAACGCCCCGCTTCGGAACGGTGGCTGAGTGGTTTAAGGCGCGCGTTTTGAAAACGTGTGAACCTCATTGGTTCCGTAGGTTCGAATCCTACTCGTTCCGCTTGTGCTGTGTTAGGGGTGATGCGCATGCCGTGGTCTTCGTCCGATCGCAAGAAGCGGTTCAATAAGGGGTGGGCCAAGGTTCGGTTGAAGGTGTTGGAGCGTGACGGGTATCGCTGTCAGTGGCCGGTGACTGATGTGGACGGGTTTCCGGCGGGTATTTGTGGCCGTCCGGCGAATGAGGTCGATCATATGAATCAGAGCATGGTGCGTGATGATGACCGGTTGAGTCGTTTGTGGTCGTTGTGTCATGAGCATCATAATGTGAAGACGCAGGTGGAGAGTACGCGTGGTAAGCGTCGTGCTGCCGAGCGGAGGAGGGATGCGGCATTCTTTGATCATCCCGCGTTCAAGTGACGTGCTCGGTGGAGGGGTGCGCTCGTGCAGAGTGTGCTCGTGGTTTGTGTCGTCGTCATTATGACATGGTGCGTTATCACGGTCGTATTGTGAGGCCGGTGCAGAAGAAGAAGCTGTGCTTCATGTGTGGCACGTATTTTAATGTGGGTAGTCAGGCGAAGGATTTCTGTAGTACGGCTTGCCGTATGCGGTATATGCGTTTGAAGCGTAAAGGCAAGGCGCCTCGTCGTGGGTTGAACAAGGTGATTACTGCTGAGGATGTGTTCAAGCCTGAGCCTGTGGAGCCTGATCCGGTGACGTTGGTGTTTTCGAATGCGGATGTGTTGGCCGCGTCGGATGGCGTGTGCGTGGAGTGTTACGAGCGGATTGATGCTGGTGGTCCGTGCGCGTCGGGTTGGTTGTTGCCGTTGGAGGCTGGTGGGAAGCCGGTGTTGGAGAATCGTGTGCCGTTGCATGTTGCGTGCAAGGCTCGTTGGGAAGCGAGGAACGCGAATGGCAGGGCAAGGAAGGCGCGCATCGCGGGTAAACGGCGAGACGCTTAAATGGGATGGTTTGGTGCGCGGCCCTGAGATGCCGGCGTTGCGTCCTGATGGTAAGGAGTGGTTGGCGAACTCGATTGAGTATTACGAGGAGTTTCGTCGTAGTCCGCAGGCGTTGAAGATGGGCACTGATTTGGATTGGCAGTCGGTGTTGGATTTGGTGTTTTTGAAGGATTGTTTCTATCGGCGTCCGGGTGCGCAGATGGCTGCTGAGATTCGTGCGCGTGAGAACGCGTTTGGTATTACGCCGATGGCGCGTCATGCGTTGAAGTGGGATGCGCCCGATCCGAATCAGATGGCTGCTGGTGGTGGCGCTGTGGTGAATGATGTGAGTGCTGAACGTATGAGTGGGTTGCGTAATTCGATTCTGGGTGAGTAGGTGGTTGGGGGTGGTGTGTGGTGCATGACATCATCCCCAAGGTCACGTTGGAGCAGAAGCGCCGTAGCATGGGTTTCTTTGCTGTCTGGTGGATTGAGACGTTCTGTGTGGTTGGTTCTCCGCCTGCTGAGAATGAGCCGATGGTGTTCACGCCTGAGTATGCGGAGTTCATGGTCAACTGTTATGCGTTGGACAAGTCGGGTCGTCGTCTGTTCGACCGTGTGTTTCTGTCGCGGCCGAAGGGCAGTAACAAGAGCGGTTTGGCTGCGTTGATCGTGTTGTTCGAGTCGTTGGCTCCGTGTCGTTTCGATCATTGGGCCGAGGAGGGTGAGACGTATGAGTTTCTTGGCCGCACGTACCATTATGTGAAGGGTGAGCCGGTTGGCCGTTTGATTCAGGGGTCCCGTGTCGCGTTGGCGGCGAACAGTGAGGACCAGACCGGCAACGTGTATGACGTGGTCTACCACAATTGTATGCATGGCCCGTTGGCGCAGTTGCGTGGTGTCGGTTTGGATGTGGGGCAGACGCGCATCCTCATTCCCGAGGAGTGCGGTGGTGGTGAGATCAAACCTGCCACGAGTGGCGCCGCGTCCCGTGATGGTGGTTTGCAGACGTTCCTTGTGTTGGATGAATCCCATTTGTTTGTTGGGCGTGCGAAGAGCATGGCGTTGACGTTGCTGCGTAACCTTACGAAGCGTGGCGCTGACGAGCCGTGGTCGTTGCAGACGACGACGATGTACCAGCCTGGTTTGAACTCGTTGGCTGAGGACACGTACCGTACCGCATGGAGTGTTGCCGAGGGCAAGACGAAGCACGATCAGCGCACGTTGTTCGACCATCGTTATGCGGTGCTGCCGGTTGAGGAATTGGGTAACGAGAAGAAGCTCATGCACGCGTTGATGGAATCGCATGGGTCGGTCGCCAAGTCCGAGGACGGGTACGATCATCTCATGCTTCCTGATGGGCGGGTCACTCGCGTGAATCCGAAGACAGGCAAGGATGATGAAGGCTATTCGTTGGCGTCTCCCGGCATGGAGCCGGGCCCGTCGAAATATGGGTGGATGCCGTTGGAGCGTCCTAAGAATTATGTGCTCAATGCGGGGTCCGACCCGTCCGAGGCTATCCGCTTCTATTTGAACTCGTTGACGAGTGCCATGGATGCATGGCTTCCTGAGTCGCAGATTCAGAATCATCTTGTGGGTCGTGACTTGTATCGTACGGGTGACAAGCGGCAGATGATGGACGCATGGAAGAACGTGATTGGCAAGGACGAGCCGATCACGCTCGGGTTCGATGGGTCCATCAGTGATGATTCCACGGCTCTTGTGGGTTGCCGTGTGCGTGATGGTTTGCTGTTCCTTATCAAGCTGGAGTCGAAGCCTGATGATGCTCGTGCGGCTGAGTGGCGTGTGGATCGTGACGCGTTTGATGGCATGGTGCGGTTCATGATGGACCATTACAATGTGGTCGCGTTCTTCGCTGATGTGAATCCGTGGGAGAGCATGGTGGCGCAGTGGGAACTTGATTTCGATGATCGTCTCATGGTGGGGCCGCGTAACCGTAATAGCGGCAAGATTCGGTATTGGACGAATGCGTGGCAGCGTGACGTGTATCAGGCGTTGGTGACGATGGCTGCGAACTTCCAGTATGAGCTGGAGGATGTGCCGCGTCATGCCGAGCCAAGGTTGGAGTCGGTAGCCTTGTTGGCCGACCCGCGATTGGTGGCGCATTTCCGTAACGCGCGGCGTCGTGAACGCGCGTTTGGTTATCTCGTGTTCAAGGAGACGCCGAACAGTCCTGAGAAGATTGATGCGATGATGGCCGGCCTGCTCGCGTATACGGCGCGCAACCGGTATCTGACCGACGGCGTGAAGGCCGAGGAAGAATCGACGTTCTTCGTACCATTCCGTGTCTACTAAATGAGGGGAGGGCGTGTGGTTGATTTCGGAAGTCTGATAGCCGATGACAACGAGAGTTTGGATGCGTATTGGTTGACGGTGCTCGCTAAGAGGCTTGAGGCGCGTATCCCCAAGCTGTGCAAGCTGCGCACGTTCTATGACGGCGCCGAGTTTGTGCCGACGAATGCGATCCCGAGCGGTGTTGACCAGACGTCGTATGAGATTTATCGGCGTTTCCTTGAATTGGGTACGGTCAACTATGCGCGTGTGATCGCGGACAACGTGTCTACCCGTCAGAAGCCCATCGGTTTCCGGCAGGTGTCCGATCGTGCGGTGCGCAGCGTCGAGGCGGATACGGCATGGGCCGATAATCATATGGATTTGAAGGCCCGGCAGATGTTCCATGACGTGAGCATCTACGGTTCCGGCTATCTGTTGGTCACGCAGTTCGCGTATCCGCAGCGCATTAAGGTGCTTACCCCGTGGGAGACGTGGGTGGAAGATGAAGCCGAAGCGGCCGTGTGGTACACATACAGCGAGTTCGAGGGGCGTGAGTATCTGCAATTGTTCCGTTGCGAACGTGATGATAGCGGCGTTCTTAAGCGCGTTTACTCGCGCACGGCGTCTCGTGAGTCGGACCGGCGCACGTTGTTGGCCGAATCGGATACGGAGAACATTTACAAGGTGTGCAATGATCCGGAGACGAAGCTCAACACGCTTTCTTCGGATTTTCATTGGGATGACGGCACGGAGGAGTGTTCGTTTGGTCTGGCGTGCGGGGGCTTGCCGTTGGTTCGGCTTGGTTCCGGAACCGGCATGGGCGTGTACGAGCCGCATCTTCCGATGCTCGCCAGTTTGGACCAGGAGCGTTTTGACCGGTTCTGCATCCAGACGATGCAGGCGTTCCGGCAGCGGGCCATCAGGGGCATGAAACGCGCTGTGTATACGGAGAACGATATTCAGGTCGTCAACGGGCAGAAGAAGGCAGGCGATCCGGTTGACCTGAGCGACGCGTTCGCGATGGGTCCGGCGGCGTTGTGGCTGCTGCCTGAGGGTTGTGAGATTTGGGAGTCGCAGGTTACGGATATTCAGCAGTGGGTGACGGCGTCGTCCGCTGATGTGAAGCAGCTGGCTGCCGCCACCGGCACTCCGTTGGATGTGCTCAGCCCTGATGTGTCCGGCAGTGCCGAGGGTGCGCAGCTGAAGCGTGAGACGTTGGTGATGCGTGTCGAGGATTTGAACGCTAGGGCCAATGATGCGCTTGTGCGTGCGATGCGCATGGCGATGGTCGCTGCGGGCAATGAGAGCGCCGCGGCGGAGCGGTTCGAGACGGTGTGGGCGCCTATCGCGCCGAACTCCGAACTGTCCGAGGCGCAGACGGCGAGCTTCCTCAAGGATGTGCTGCCTCCGAAGACGATCATGCGCCAGTACCTGCATATGACGGAGACCGAGATTTCCGAGGCGATGCAGGACATGGCCGATAACACGTATCAGAACGCGTTCACGACCGCGTCGGCGGCTACGGACGCCGCAGCCCAGGCGTCGGAAAACACCGGAGGGTTCGTCCGTGTGGATGATTCCGAGGATGGTGTGAAGGCACTGGTCGATGTGGATGGTGATACCGGTGGCGACGTCGACGGCTGATCGTGTGTTGCAGGCGGTTGACACGTTCGCGCAGCAGCGTGCCGAGTTGATCCAAACATATGTTCGACAGGTGTGGAACGTGTGGAAGTCGTTGACGCCGGCTGATTGGTGGAACGACGCGGTCACGTTGGGCGCGGCCTCGCAAGCCGCTCGCTTCGAGATGGCGTTCCTTGAGACGGTCGGCCGTCTTGGCGTGAGCTATGCGGACGCGATGCTCGGCATGGCCGGTGTTTCCTCCGATGGCGCATACGACGTGTCGTATGTGGCGCCTCGGCAGGGGACGACGCCGCTTCGTGTGATGGAGCGTGTCGCGGACACGTACCGTGGTCTGGCGGTGCAGTCGCCTTCGCTGCGCCCTGATTCGTGGGATGCGCTTGAGGGTGCGGACCTGTCCACGGTGACGGGGTGGCTGCGCGCATCGTTGGATCGGCTTGAGGATATCGCGAACACGGATGCGCAGATGACCGCGCATCGGCTCGCGTTGGGTCGGTTCTCCTCGAAGGGTGTGACGCAGTACCGTCGCGTCATCCATCCCGAGCTGTCGAAGACCGGTACGTGCGGTTTGTGTGCGGTGGCGTCGACGCGCGTATACAGTACGCGTTCGCTGATGCCGTTGCATTCGAACTGCAAGTGTGGCGTCGCGCCGATCACGACCGTGAACGATGTCGGCAAGGACATCACCGAGAAGGATTTGGAACGCTACTACGAGTTGGCGGGCAGCACTAGCGCCGCCGATCTGAAGAACATCCGGCTTCAGGTGCAGACGAACGGCGAGCTCGGCCCCGTGTTGGCGGCCGATGCCCGCAAGGACGGACGCACGGTGAGCAACTGGACGCCGCCTGACCGCAAGACCACGCGGGAGCAGGCGAAACGCATCATCAGCAACTATCGCGCCTACGAGGACATGTACCGGGAACTGCTGGACGACGGCGCCGAAAGCGTCAAACGGACGGTGGACGGACGTACCCGCGTGTTCAAACGCACACGCAAGGCGACGATGGTGCAGTCAAGGAACTTTTACAGAACATATATCGAGGTCCTTCGCAACGAATGGCCTGACTTGTAAACAAGCTCATGTTCATTGCCTGAAAGGAAATGAAAATGGAAAACACCAATACTGCCACCGATCCCGTCGTCGAGCCGGAGACCGAACCGAACGGTTCCGTCACGGACGGCGCGGACGACATTCAGAAGCCCGACGCCGATTTCGAAGCGCAGGCGGCCCATTGGAAGGCCATGAGCCGCAAGAACGAGGATGCGTTCAAGAAGGCGAGCAGGAACCTTGCGGAACGCGAGGCGCAGCTTGCCGAACGTGACCTGACGATCGCGCGCATGACCGCGCAGAAGGAGCATCCCCAGCTTACCGACGAGATGTTCGAGGCGATGTGCAAGGAGACCACTCCGGAAGGCGTGGCCGAATGGGCGGACAAGCTCGCACAGTTCATCGATGTCAAGAACGAACCGGCGAAGAGCGATGTTCAGGACGGCGACGAATCGGATGCCTTCGCGAAAGCGTATCCGCAGACGAAGGCGAGCATCGATCGTCACAACATGTCGAAGGTGTCTCCGGGCAAATGGGTAGGAGCCCAGGAATCCGAGGCCGATCTGCGCAAGCGTGTGCGTCAGGAGATCGAGGAGCGTCGTAAGAAGGCGACCGGCAGGCAGTAATCGCAAACTACAGAAAGGACACCAAATATGGTGAGTATGATTCATTCGACCGGTGTGAGCACCGTCGATGATGACCAGACTTGGCGTTACGGCGAGCAGTTGCCGGGAACGGTGAGCGTCACGTTGGACATGGATACGTTCTCCAAGGCGACGGAAGTCAAGCAGAAGCAGTACATGACGGGTTGGGGTGATGCGGCCACCGAGCTGTGGATCAAGTCCGGCCTGCCGTTGGCCCGTATCACGTCGGGCGCGTCGGCGGGCCTGTACGGCCCGTATGACCCGGATGCGAAGGACGGACGTCAGTCGGGTGTCGCCGGTCTGCTTGAATCGCAGATCGGGGTCGCCGTGACCGTCAACGGCTGGGAGGTTCAGGACAGCGAGATCGTTGGCATGCGTTTCCGTGGCAACGTGATTGTGGAGAATCTGCCGGTGGTTCCCGACGATACGGTCACGTGGGAAGGTGACTTCGTGTCGGTGAAGCCGGATACCGGCGAGACGAAGCGTCTGTTGAACACGGCCGCCGCGACCGCTCCGGCCACTCCGGGAACCGGCGACTGACGGCCGTTTCCTGTCTGTTTGATTGCCCGCCATGCTTGGCGGGCTTTTCTGTTTGTACGAAAGGATAATCGATGGCAACTCTTGACAAGAGCATCATCACGCCGAGCGCCGCGTCCACGATCGTTGACGAGGCGTTTGAGGCGACGAACGACATGCTGCCGTTGAGCAGCGTGTTCCCGTTGCAGTCGAACAACGGTGAGACGACCGTGCACTGGACGCCGAACCTTCCGGTGGCGCAGACCGAGAAGATGGACTACCGTGCGTGGGACGGCGAGGCCGGCTACGGCAAGACCACGGAAAGCAGCATCGAGAAGTACGGCGGCCTGCTCCCGTTGTCGAAGAAGGCCCACATCTCCGAGCGTGACATCATCACGCATAAGACGGATACGGAATGGCTGCGCGCGGCCGCGGAAGGGCATCTCAAGCGCATGGGCATGGAAGCGGCCGTCACCGCCGAGCTGCTGCGCATCCCCGCGATTGTGAACGCGAAGTTCACGATCAGGGAGAACGGCGTCAACGCCGAATACGATTTCGAGCGTCCCGCCGCGCTCAACGATCTCACCCCGGCGAAGAAGTGGACCGCCGCCGACGCGAACCCCGAAGCCGACATCGAGGGGTGGATCAACGCGATGGAGGCCGAGAACGGCGGTCTTCCGGGCGCGGTCATCACGACCCGCAAGGTCATTCAGGCCTTGCGCAGCAACAAGTCCGTCATCACGGACTACACCAACCAGAGCAAGACGAACGCGCCGGAACGCATCAAGGCCAACGAGGTCATCGACTGGCTGCGCGGCTACGGCCTGACCGATGTGCGTCTGATTGACGAGATGTACACGCAGGTCGAACGCGAGAGCGGGTTCAAGCTGCCGGTCAACGTGGGCACGCTGATTCCCGAAGACACGTTTATCATGTTCAGCTCGTTCAACGACACCAACCTCGGCGCGACCTACATGGGTCCGACCGTCGAGGCCGCGACGCCGGAGTACGAGATCAACCGCACCGACAACTCGGGCATGGTCGGTTACGTCATGTACGACAATGCGCCGACCCGTTACGACGTGTGGACGAACGGCGCGCTCATGCCGATCCTCAAGCAGGCGGTCTCCACACTCAAGGCGAACGTGCTCTGACCTTTGGGGGTGGTGTGCGATGGCGGTTGATGTTTCCGAAATCGAGTGGATGAGATACATGGTCATCTATGGTGGGAACACGTCTGAAGCGTTCGCTCATCGTCTGGATGACGATAAGTGGACGATTCCGCATTGCCTGACGGCGTGCGAGATCGCGTTCGCTGAATGCCCCACGGCCCGTTACCGGTTGGATTCCGGAGCGTTGAGTGAGATGACGTTCATCTATGTGATCTGTTCGATGGTGTTGCGTGTGGCGCGTTGGTCGATGCGCAAGAGCGAATCGAATGGCGCGTACACGCGCACCGATCAGGTCATGGACATGTCGCAGCCGGGTTGGGAGGTCAGTCCCGACTTGCATGTGACGAAGAAGGAGCGGGCGCTGCTCACCGGGGTGAATGAGGATTCCGCACCGTTCGGCACGGCGATGCTTGGTCTTGACCGCGCGTACGGGCGGTGAACCATGGTGTTCCTGTTCGATGACGTGATGAAGGGTGATGACGGCTCCATATCGTCTTCGTTTGATTCGTTGCCTGAACAGGCGGAATCTTCTTTTGACAAGGAGCCGTTTTCCAAGCCGACGGATTTGTTGTATTCGTCGAAGATCATTGTGCAGCTTGCCTCGGTTCACCGGTCTGCGCATGGCGTGACCTATGAGTTCGGGGAGAGTTTCTACTGTTGGTGTTCCCTTGAGGGGCGCGAGCAGCAGGCGGGCATGTTCTCGATTTCGGGCAGTGAGGACAAGAGCCCGCAGTCGTCCGGTGGTCTGCGCGAGGTCACGGTCGCTCAAATCCAATGCCGTGAATGGCATGGTGACATCCATTCGTTCGTGTGGATTCATGGTGACCTGTACGACGTGGACGGCGCTCCCGAGCATCGTCGGCATGGCAGGACGCATCATTGGGAGATTCGTGTGCGTCGTGCGGCCGAATTGTGGCAGATTCCCGAAGAATACCGGTTGGCGCCGAAGCTTCCCGCGGAGGACGCGCCGGTGTGGGGCGAGAACGGGGAGGCGTCGGCATGGTACGAATCCGACTCGATAGGCACCTGAGTACGAGGGTTGCGGAGGAGTTCGGTCCGGCGTTGACGCGCGCTGAAGGCAAGCGGGTGTTGGCGAGGGCGAAGGCCCTTGCCGATGCCGCCGCCGTCGGACGTAACCCGGGGCATTCCGTCGCGAACCGTATCGAATGGGGCATCAAGTATCACGGTATCGATACGACGGTCGGTATGACGGTCATCGGCCGTGACGGCTCCGACGTGACGTTGGCGCACGAGTTCGGAGCGTTCAACGAGCAGGCCGGACGGTTCGTTGAGGGGCATCATGTGATGCAGCGTGCGGCGAGGGGAGGCTGACCGCAATGGTGGGCTCCATTGATCTGAACGTGTGGCCTGAGCTGCGTCCGCAGTTGGATGCGGAAAGCCTGGTCATGTCCCTGTTCGAGCAGGGCTTCGCACAGCCGCCGGAAGGGTCGGTTGGCGAGGAGTTCCGTACGCGCGCCAAGCTGGAGGCCCGTTGGACCGGCGAGCCGGATGACAGTCCGAGCGTGTTGTCGGTGTCTGACGGGTTGCCGAAGGTGCTCGTGTTCAACGAGATCGACGTGGACGTGGACGCATACGCGCAGGCGACCGACGTGGTCGTCTTCCATGTGGAACCGCCCGCGTTCGCCTCGCGGAACCATCAGGGCGCGTTTTGGGACGTGTCCATGAGCGTGCTCGTCGAATCCGTGGACGCCGACAGGGCGTTCCGTCTTGCAGCCTATGTGCGGCAGCTGGTCATGTGCTGGCCGTTCATGGGGGCGACGGATGCGGGCCGTGTGGTGCAGATTCGCACGCCGCCGTCGTTCGCGAAGGCGGCCGGCGGCAAACAGGCCACGTCGAAGAGGATCAAGCAGTATTCGACCGCGTCGGTGTGCGAGTTCGTCGTCCGCGACAACGCCTCATAGCGCCCGCGCTTTCTATTTCATTCCCGCATTGCCGTTTGGCATGCGGTTTTCTCATATTTCCAAGGCCATTCCGTCATCGTGCGGGTGGCCTTTCGTGTTTGAAAGGACACAAAACTATGGCGATCAATGACAAGTCTGTGCACAAGAGCACGTACGGCACGATCTTCTACGCTCCGGTCGGCACCGCGCTGCCGGACAATCCGCTGGAGGCGTTCAAGATCACCGCCGACGAGGTGACCGTCGGCACGGGCGCCAATCAGGCGACGTGGAAGAACCTCGGCCACACGTCGGCGAACAACATGGCCGAACTGACCATCAACCCGGGTGACGCGAACTCGTCCGACACGTGGATCAAGAAGAACTTCCGTACCACGTACGGCGACGCGTCCGCGCAGTTGAGCGTCAAGGCGTTGCAGATCGACAAGGAGACGTTGCAGCTGGTCTACAACGGCACCGTCAGCACTGATGGCGGCGTCGAGGTGGACATCGCCGCGAACCCGAAGATTCTCGCGCTGGTGCTCGTCGCCCAGGAGACGCCGGACGATACGGACCCGGCGAAGTGGCTCGTCGAGATGCGCCGCACGTCCATCACCCCTGACGGCGGTCCGACGCTGTCGCGCGACGACTTCGTCGAGCAGGGCCTGATCGCGCAGATCGAGGACCCGGGCGACAACAAGAAGCCGCTGCACTTCGTGATGCCGACGGCCTGATTGATGCTTCCCCTTGTGTCTTCTCTCCCGCGAGGCACGAGGGGAACCCTTTTGTAAGCGGGGGATTGTTCATTGGTATTCAAGGCGGGAGAGAAAGACATGGCGACCGATAATGGTGTGCAGGTCGAGAACACCGAGGAAAAAGAAGAAGTCCACATCCCCGAAACGTGGGAAGCGCTCGTAGAGGGCACATCGGTGCTGACGGGTTTGCCGGAGCCGAAGCCGGCGCGCGAGTTCACGTTCGCTGATGCGTGCGCGTTCAACGAGGCGCGTACGGAACTGCTCGCGGTCTGGTCCGCTCAGGAACGCAGGCGGCTTGACGCGGATGCCGGTACGGCGCAGACGGCCGTGAGCATGGTGAAGGAACGCAACGAGACGGTCGGGCGTATGCTGGGCTTCCTCAAGTCCATTGTGCCCGACCCGGCCGGCGTGGATGCGTGGACGACGGGCATGGACCCCGACATCATGTTCCTCGCGTTCCTGAACGTGGTCGCGTATTATGCGGACCAGTTGGGAAAAGCGTCGGCGTCGAAGGCGTCTTCGACGGGTACGAAACAGAACTGACCGCTGATTTCCAACGGTTCTACGGGTTGGACGTGACCGACCCGTCCGGGTTGAACGTGCTGCGTTTGACCCGGCTTATCGAGGGGCTGTGCATGATGCCGGACAGTCTGTACCGTGCACGCCTGCTGTCGGAAAGCGACACCGACGACGAGGGGTCGGATGCGAAGAAGCCGGTGGTGTTGCCGTGGCTCGGCTGGGATGCGAAGACGATGCTGCTCACCGATGTGCGCAACCTCGTCGAGGCGTGGAGCCTCGCTCAGGCGGGTGATGGCAAGACCGACCCGGCTCCGGTGCATTACCCCTCCTATAAGGAACCGTCCGAGCTGCCTCGTGGCGAGGTCGGATTGGACGATTTCATGATGGCGGCCCAACTGTTCGGCATGGGCTGACATCACCCCCGTCTTGGTGCGGGGTCGCCTATGTGAGCCAATTGGTAGGCGCCGCGTATGCGGTGTGCCGGTTCGAGTCCGGCCGTAGGTGCTGACACATGTTCTGTAACGGCAAAAAAGGGGGCTGCACATGGCTGCTGGGGTCAAGGCGGGTACCGTCTACATCGACGTCGAACCGGACACGAGCGGTTTCTACCGCAAGGTGAAGGCCATGCTGGAACGGCTCGACGACCATCGCATCGACTTGGATGCCGACGTTGATCTGGCCGGGGTGCGTTCCAAGCTGGAACGGTTGCAGCGTTCGGGCGGCACCATCGAGTTCGATGCGCGTATCAACACGAGCGCGTTCGACAAGGTGCACCGTCAGCTGGCTGAGATGGCGTCGCTTGCCGACATCGACCTGACGGCTGCTACCGACGATTTCGACAAGAAGGTCGCCGACTCCTTCAACACGATGCGCAGGAACTACGCCGACGCGCTCAAGAGCATGGGCACCGACGCGACCCGTGAACACACTAAGCAGATCAAGCAGCTTCGTGAACTTGAGGATACGCGCGGCTCGTTGTGGACCGACAAGTGGAACCACATGGCGAAGTACCGCGACGATCTTGCGCAGCTTCGAAGTGAACTCGCCAAGAACATCGAAGCGCAGAAGCAGCTCGGCGAGGCGCGGGATGCGGCGATGGCGCGCCGCAGCTCGTTCAAACGCAACAGCGACGACTACCGTAGTGAAAGCGCGGAGGTCAAGCGTCTGCGCGCCGAATATTCGGCGTTGGGCAAGGAGATTCGCAAGCAGGAAAACGAAGCCGCGAAGATGACGCGGCAGCAGACCCGTTTCCTTGAACGCAACGCCGCCGAGGTCGCCAAGGTCAATGAGCGCATCAGTGAACAGAGCAGAATCGTCAAGGACACGGCGGCCGCCGTGCGTGCGGAGATCACCGACGTAGACAAGCTTAATCGTGTCATGCGTACGAACGATGCGCTTATCGACCGCAACGGGCTGAGCATGCGCCGTCTGGAACGCGACCTTGGGGATAACGGCGCCGCGTTCCGCAAGGCGTCCCGGCAGGTGCGAGAGCATAACGCGCGACAGCGTGAACTGTCGAAGTCGCTGATGGCTACCGAAGGCAACGTGGATGCGTTGCGCCGCACGTTGGGCCGCTTGCAGTTCGCTGACACAAAGTCGCATATCAAGGACTTGGACGCGATAACGAAGCGTGTCGCCGAATTGCAGAGGCAGCTGCTGGCGGTGCGCAACAGTCCCGAGCACACCATCAAGTTCAAGGCTGAGCTGGACAGCGGCACGTTGCGCGCCGATCTGGAGCGGTTGCAGCGTGACGTTCAGGTCGAGGTGCGTGTCAACGCGCAGCAGATGGCCCTTGAGAAGCTTGAGCGTGAGCTCAACGAGCTTGAGCACAGGCGCGTGAACATTCCCGTCGATTTGAAGGTGGATTACGAGAACGCGATAGCGGAACGCAAGCGCCTGATCGAGCAGATTCGCAAGAATCCGGAACTGGATTGGGAAATCAAGTCCAACGTGGACATCGACGAGACGAACGCGCGCCGTAAGCTGCGTGACTTGCAGGACGACTACCAGACGCTGAGCATGGACGTGGATTTGGAGACCGCGTTGGCTCGCGCCCACTTGGCGTATTTCACGCGTCCGCGCACGGTGGATATCTTCGCGAAGTTCCATGGCACGGATTTGGGGAAGATTCTCGGTGGCATGACCGCTGGGGCGACGGGGCTGAATGGTGTGATGAACCAGTTCCGTAGCTTGGTGAACTTGTTTGATTCGTTGGACAAGGTGGTGCCCAGGGTCGCGCTTGTCGGAGCGGTCCTGTCCGATATCGGTGCGGGTGCGATCAATCTGGCCGGTACCGTCGGCGGGTTGGGCAAGAGCATCGTCACGATGAGCAAGGCCGCGTATGCTGCGCCTGCCGCGTTGACCGGCATGGGGTTGGCGTACTCCTCGCTGCGTATGATTATCGGCGAGAATGGTGCGGCGTGGACCGAGAACATCAACCTTGCCGGCACGGCGCTGGAGGGGTTGGGCGAGAAGCTTCAGGACACGTTCTACGGCAAGGCCGCGCCCGCGTTCAAGGACTTCGCGAATCAGGTCGGGAACGTGGTCGGCCCGCAGATGCAGAAGTTGGCGTCTCTTGAGGCCGACGTGTTCACCGGCATGCTGGACATGGTGTCCGCGTCGAACCAGGTCGGTCAGGTCGGCCGTGTGTTCACGCATGTGAATGATTCCATCAAACTGCTTGTGCCGGGTGTCGAGAGCGTGGTTCGCGCGTTCCTTGACTTGTCCGATGCGGGCGGCATGTATCTGTCGCAGTTCTCGAACTGGATCAGCCGCAATATGGAATGGTTCTCGACGTGGGCGCGTACCGTGCAGGCCGATACGTCCACGGTGGACAGCGCCATGGCGAAGGTCAAGGAACAGGCCGGCTATCTGGCGGATTCGTTCTTCGCGTTGAAGGGTGTGCTACAGGGCGTGTTTGAGCCGTTGGTGCAGAACCAGAACGGTCTCGAACAGTTCGCGGCGACCTTGAAGAAGGCCGAAGACGCGGTCAATTCCATCAGTTTCCAGGACACGATGAACGCTTGGGTGCGTGGCGCTCAGGAGGCGCAGCATGGCATGCGGGATGCGTTCGGGCAGATCGGTGACGCGGCGAACATCATGCGTAATGATGTGGCGAACGTGATGGCATCGTTTGGTGAACTGACCGGCAACGTGTTCGGCGACCTGACCGGACTGTTGTCGCGTGTCTCCCCGTCGATCAGCAAATTCGCGGATGGTGTCAAGGACGGGTTCTCGTCCATCAGCGGTGCGTTGAAGGACGCCTCGCCCATGTTTTCCCAGTTGGTGAGCATGGCCGGTGAATTGTCCCGCACGTTCGGCGGCACGTTCGCTTCCACGTTGAAGGCTGCGGCGCCGATGATCGAACAGGTCGCGAAAGCAACCGAGAGCGTGGCGAAGGCGTTCAACGCATTGCCTGATGCCGTCAAGGGTGCCGCCGGCTTGTGGATGACGTTCGGCCGTTCCGGCATGCAGGCGTTCTCATCGATCAAACAAGGCATGTTGGAGAACATTCAGAACACGCTCCAGTATCGCGGTACGTTGGCTGAGCTCGGGTTGAGCGCCGGGGAGGCCGGCCTCAGTTTCGGGCAGCTCGTCCAAGCACAGATCGCCATGCGTAACGGCAACATTGCCGGAGTGCTTTCGCAGACTGGTTCGAATGCGGCTGAGATGGCGTCGAACATGGGGAAGGCGACCGGTAAGGCCGGTGGTCTTGTCGGTGGTTTGAAGAACGTCGGTAGTGCGGTGCTCGGCGCGTTCGGTGGTGTGCCTGGACTGGTGGGCACCGCAGCGGCGGTCATCGGCGGCGGTGCGATCATGACTGCCATCTCCAGCTATTCGCAGCACGTGAGTGATCTCAATAGCGTGCAGGACGGTTTCAACGAGGCGATGCGTGCCACACCGGGCACCTTGGCGCCAGCGGCGAGCAGTCTCGACGAATTGGCGAACCGGATGGATAACTTCGCGGTCAAGACGAAGGAGGCGTTCTCTCAACAGCGTAGCTTCTGGGACAATATCAACCCGGCAAGAACTGATTTCGATACGATCAATGACGCGCTCGACAAGATCGGCATGAGTGTGGATGACGTGTCGAAAGCTACTGGTGCCGGCCGCGACGAGTTCGAGAAATATGGGCGCCAGCTCTCGGACATCAGCAATACGAACATGCGTAAGTATCTTGAATCGTCCGGAGACGTGGCCGAATCCTACAAGGAGCAGGCGGACGCCGCCAGCACTGTGCTCGACAAGATGAACGACTTGCGGAAGGCCATGCTTGACGAGCTCAAGGTCAAAGCCGTTTCAGTGGGGAAGACCGCTGAATACGTGGACCAGTTGGACGAGCAGGGCCAGTCAATACAGTCGATCAGCGCCGGCTTGGTGACTGCCGAGGAACGTATGCAGACGTATGCTGCGGCGACGTCGAAGGTGTCGCAGATGCTGAGTGATCAGCGTTCCGCTTGGACGAAAGCGCAGGCTGCCGGCAGCAGCTACTACAGCACGCTTGACCAGATGCCTTCCATGCTGGAACAGGTGCGCGCGGAGGTCGAACAAGGCAATAGTTCGTGGAAGAACATGGCGGAAGGATTCGACCTGACGACCGAATCCGGGCGGAGTGCCGCGGATGCCATGAGCGCACTTGCTTCGAACGCGAACGCGTACATTGATGCGATGGTGGCTCGTGGGGACAGTTGGGATACGGTCAACGGCAAGTATTCCGAACTGCGCAAGAACCTTGAGGAAACCGCACGTCAGGCCGGTGTCGCCGAGGAGGATGTGTCCGCGTACGTGGACACATTGCTTGGCACGCCTGAGTCCATTAAGACCAGAATCGAGCTACAGGGCCTTGAACAGCAGTCGCAAATGGTGAGCCTCATTGAGGCGATGCAGGTGTTGTTCCCCGATGGTTCACGTGACCAGACCCGCAAGTTCCTGTTGAAGGCCGTGGCTGAAGGAACGCTAAGCGTTGAACAGTTGAGCAATATGCTCAAAGAGTTGTCCGATGGCAAGCATGAAATCACGTTGAATGCGAACGGCGATCAAGCGGTCACGGTGTTGTCCGACGCTGAATCGCTTCTGCGTGGATTGTCCGCCAACACATGGTGGGCGTATGTTCAGGCGCGCGCCGAAGGCAAGAGCGACGTCGATGCATTGAAGGAGGCGCTGGAAAGCACTCCCGAGGCGCGTGATGCGTTCATCAAGGCGCATGAGGAAGGCAAGAGCGACGTCGATGCGCTCAAGGCGGCCATCGATGAGATCAACAGCAAGAAAGTCAAGATCGACGCCGACACGGATGGCGTGCCGGAGAAGATCGCGGCGCTCGAGTTCGACATCGAACGCGTCAGCAACAGCAGCGGCATCAAAATCGACGCCAACATCGACCCGGCCATTCGCAAGATCGCCGAACTCAACGGTTGGGCGGTCGATGACAAGACAGGTGAAATCTACCTGAGTGACGACCAGTACAAGGAAGCACTCAAGTACATCGATGGCATCAAGCTAGACCCCAAGACGGGTGAACTGCTTGCGGAGTCCAACGAGTACACGAAGAAACTCGCAGAGGTCAACGGTTGGACCATCGAGGACAAGACCGGTCGCATCATCCTTGACGACGGTCAGGCGTTGTCCGTGTCCAAGGAGTTGCAGGCGCTGCTCGGCTCGATGGATGGCAAGGTGTGGAAGGCGTTCATTTCCGCGCTTGTCAGCGGGCAGAGCGAGGTCGATGCGTTGAAGACCGCGCTGGACACCGTCCCCGAGTATAAGGACGCGTTCCTCGAAGCCCACCAGAAGGGCATGAACGATGTGGACGCGCTCAAGTACGCCATCGAAAAGGTCACCGGCAAGAAGGTCGTCCTCGAAGCGGACACCGATCCGGCTAATGCGAAGATGTCCGCGTACATCAACGATCAGTCGGCTGTGAAGACGATTCCGGCTGATATTGCGCTTGGTGAGGCTGACGCGCAGTTGGCGACGTGGGCTTCGGTGGTTGTGAAGAAGCCGGTGCAAACCGAGGTCGAGCAGCCGTCCCTGATGGGTACGATCGCGAGCATCACTTCGTTGATTACGTCCACGCTGATTCCTCCGGCGAAGATTCGCGTCGAGGGTGATGACACGGACGCCCAGACGAAGATCAACGCGGTGCGCGCGTTCGGCGGGCAGACGCTTGCCGAGATGTGGGCGCATATCCTTGGCGAGGATTCGCTCGCGCGTTCGTCCATCGGTGCGATTGCCGCGTATGATGGTCGTACGATCGCGGAACCTTGGGCGAGGGTCCAAGGTGAGCATACGTTGGCGTCGGCCGTTATCCGTGCCATCAGCTCGTTCAATGGCAAGACGATCGCGAAACCTTGGGCACGTGTGCAGGGTGAGAACGCGATGGCCCGAGCGGCCATTGCGGCGGTTCAGGCGTTCAACGGTTTGACGATCGCGCGTCCTTGGGCACGTGTGCAGGGTGATGATTCCGGCGCTCAGGCGGTGTTCTCCGCGATTGCGAGTACGAACGGGTCCGTGTTGGCTACCCGCTACGTGGATATCGTGACGCGCAGCTCGGGCGAGGTGAAGGCGGCGACGGGTGGTCGTATTCATGGCCCTGGCAGTGGTACGTCGGATTCTATTCCGGCGATGTTGTCGAATAACGAGCATGTGATTCGTGCGGCCGCTGTGAGCAGGATCGACCGTGAGGTGGGTCCGAATTTCCTGAATGTGCTCAACCGTACCGGCGATCTGAGCAAGGCGTTGGCGAACGCGAACAATCGGTATTTGGATTCGGCCCGGTCGTTGACGCGCAGCGCGTATGCGACGGGTGGCAGGGTTCGGACGATGTTCTCGGGAGCAGCGAACGTGCATGTCGATGGTGGCAAGACCGTGAACCAGACGTTCAACCTTCAAACGAAGGTTGTGCGTTCGGATCAGGATTTGCACGCGGCGGCGCAGATCGACCGTGCGGCGTTGATGCGTAATGCGAGGAGGGAGGCGAGGCTGTGAGTGTCGCGTTTCTTGAATTGTCGGCGAATGGTGTGGCTCCGGTTCGTTTCGAGTGCGAGCCGGGGCCGGCGCCCCGCTTGTTCTTCCTTGAGGAGGGTATCGATGGATGGTATTCGACGCCTGATCTGAAGGTGAGCACGGTTGAACGCGGCAATGGTGATGGTGCGCATGATGTGCCGGAGTCGTGTATCGATTATGCGACGCGTACGGTGCAGGCGACGGTCGGCGCTTTGGGTGGCGACCGGGCTGAGACGTTGCGTCTGTGGGATTTGGTGCGCCGGTTCGCGCATCGGCTTGTCAGGCTGCGGCTTGTGGATGACGATCATGATTGTTTCGTCGAGGGCATGCTGCGGCTTGAGGGGCCGGCCGAATGGGAGGCCGATTGGATGCAGGGCGTGGTCACGGTGGTGTGCAACCGGCCTGAAATCCTTGCGACGTCGCCGCAGACGGGGCAGATGCTGCCCGTGTTGGATGTGGCGGATGGCAACGGCCTGTCCTACAACCAGCGCGGCTTGGAGACGTACTGGACGGGCGAGCCGAACAATTCAATATCGGTGTTGCGTACGGACATGTTGCGCGGCACGTCCGGGTTGGCGTATCCGTTGACGTATCTGACACGGCGCAAGGTCGTGCGTCCGAATCAGGTCACGTTCACCAATCAGGGCTCCTCGCCTGCCTATCCGGTGTTCACGTGCAACGGGCCGATGCCGAACGGTGTTGACCTTGTGGTCGAGGGCACGGGGCAGTGGCTGCGTTGTTCGCAGCCGGTGTATGGCGAACCGCTTGTGTTGGACTGCCGTAGCCGTACGGCGCAGGTGGGTGGTTTGGATGTGTCGCGCACGCTTGTGTCGCGTGGTTTCCCCATAGTGCCGCCGCACGGGAGCGTGACGGTGACGTTGCGCACGTCGGGTGACGGCTGGGTGGACGCGTTGATGCGCGATACATGGATGTGACCCACTGGTTTTCTCAAAAGGGCTGCACCCGGTCGGGTGTGGCCCTTATCTATTGGTTTTCTTTGATTAGGGGTGGACTTATGACTACGGCTCTTGGCGTGTCCTGTGATGATGACGGCAACGGTGTGACGCCGTTGACGCATCGGCATATCATCGGTGGTTTCTTCCAGAACACGGGCATCATGGACGGTTTGGCGGTGTCGGGTAAATCCGATCTGACGTATCAGGTTTCCGCCGGTGTGGCCGTGTGTTCGCGGGGCGCTTCGGACGGCAAGATGCTCGCGTACTGGCCCGGCGGTGCGACGACGGCGGTGGCGGCGGGCGACCCGTCGAATCCCCGCATCGACGTTGTGTGGATTCGGGCGTTGAACAAGCCCGAGTATGCGGCTGATGTGGATAATCAGGTGCATGTGGGCGTCACGCAGGGTGTGCCGGCTGCGTCGCCGGTCAAGCCGACGATCCCGACGGACGCGACGGAAATCTGCCGTATGCTGTTGCCGGCCGGCGCGACGGCGACGAACGCGGCGACCATGATGGGTGACGCGTCGTATGCGTTGCCGTACGGCGCCACGTTGGGTGTCCTGGCTGAGAACTGGGACAGGCGTTCGTTCGGGTGGACGGCGGACAAGGGCGTGGTCGTGCGCGAGCAGAAGGTCACGTTCACGGTGCCGACCGACCGTCTGGTGCGTTTCTGCTACAAGTGCAACTTCTCCGCGTCGGCTCCGACGGCGACGAGCGTGAGCGAATGGGCGATGCAGTTCTATTTGGATGGGCAGGTGCTGGACCATTCGGCGACGAATTTCGTGTCGCACAGCACGTCGTGGACGACGCATGAGACGAGTTACGTGGCGGTGGTGCCTGCGGGTACGCATACTGCGGAGATCGGCGGATGGTTCGGGTACGGCAACAAGCCGAATTTCCATTACAACGATTCACAGGAGGGGCCTTCGGGCACGTGGACTGGGCGCAGGTTCCTGCTGGTGGACATCGGCGCCTCCGCCTGACAGGAGGTGGGGCATGGCGTATCGTGACGGTTGGAATTTTTTCCTGTATGACACGATGACGGGTTTGCTGGCCGAGCAGATCGATGTGCCGGCGTTCACGTGGAGCATGAGCGTGTCCGACGCGTCGTTCTCGACGACGAAGGACAAGGGTTTCGGTATCGACGACGTGTCTGGTTTGGAGTTGCCGTGGGGGCAGATTCCGGGCGTGGACGCGGCGGCGCGTGCTTCGGCCCTGATGCCGTATAAGCGTGGGCTGGTGGCGTTCTGGCATGCGCAGACGGATGATGTGAACATGCCGGGCCGTCCCGTGTTGGGCGGCGCGCTGGGTGTGCGCAAGTCCTCCCAGTTGGATGTGTCGGTGCCGTTCGTGTCGATGCTCGCCATGCTGGAGGACCGTTATCTGGTGCACGAGGGTTGTTTCGGCAAGGGGGCGGGCAACAGTTCGCCGGACGAGTTTAGGTGGGTGGACCTGTCGTATCGGGCGTTGGCGTGCGAGACGATCCGTCAATGCACCGAGGTGAAGCCGGGCGGTGAACTGCCCATCGACCTGCCGTATCTGGGCGAGAAGGGCACGCATCAGCTGCCCGAGATGGCGGGTGACGAGGAGGATGCGACGGAGTCGTCCGAGAAGACCGTGAAGACAGTCGATAAGTCCGACGGATGGGTGACGACCACGACGGAGGGCGACACGGTGACGGTCGTGGATCATACGGACAAGGTCACGTCGAAGACGGTCACGGTCAAGGAGCAGTACACGGTGTGGGAGAACGGTAAGCGCGTCACGCGTACCCGTGACGTGCAGAAGACGATCCGTACGGGCCGTACCGTGACCGAGGTGAAGACGGTCACGAAGCCCAAAGGCAGTTATATGGTCGAGAAGACGGTGACGAAGACCGTCACGACATATTCGTATGACGGCGCCGGCAAGGAGACCGGCAGCACGAAGAAGACCGAGGGGCCGACGACGACTGTGGAGCAGAAGCCGGTCGAGGTGCGCTACAGGGATTTCAATGTGACGAATCATCGGTGCGCGGACATCCTGCGCGCCATCGCGAACAGTGCCGGCGGCCCCGACATGCAGTTTCGCCCGTACCTGACGGAGGACGGGCAGCATATACGCTACCGGTTCCTCGCCGGCTCGGACGGTGACGTCTACTTGCATCAGGACAAGCGTCTGAGCTTGGCGTATGCGGCGGGTGAGGCGTGCACGTTGGAGAACATCACGGTGGACAGGGCGCAGCCGATGATGCGCGTCTACGGTGTGGGCGCCGGTACCGGCAGCGGCACGTTGACGTATCTGGCCGAGGATTTGTCGTTGGTGAACCGGCACGACCCGTGGCCGCTCGTTGAGACCACGTTCCAGGATTCGAAGGCGGAGGAGATCGGCCTGCTGCGCAGTGGCGCCACGGCCGTGTTGTATGCGAACCGGGAGCCGTTGATGCAGGTCAAAGGCGAGATCAACGCGTTCGACGAATCCGCCGGCGTCCCGCTGCATCCCTTGGGATCGTTCTGGCCGGGGGAGATGTTCGACGTGTCGATTCAGGGCTTTCCTGACTTGCCTGACGGCGTGTACGGGATGCGTCTGATGCAGATGAGCGGCGATGAGACTGGCAAGGTCGAGCTGACGTTCGACATCATGGCCGACCCTGTGACCTGAGCTGAGGGAGGTTGCCGTATGGCGATTCATGAGGAGTTGAACCCGGACGATGCGGCGCTGCCGTTCATGGCTGCGCGCGCCAACCGGCTGTTGGGCACGGACAATGCGGCGCGTACCGCCGGCGTTATCGTGGTACCCAACCTTGACGGGTCGGACACGGTGCTCGGCGTGAACGGCGTCGCCACGTGGGTGGGGGATACGACGCCGCCCGGCCGTCCGTTGGACATCGAGGCGACGAGTCATCTTGGCACGGCGCTGATCCGTTGGGGCGGCCAGCTTGAGGGCGGTATTCCGACGGATTTCCGTTGCGTGCAGGTATGGGCGAAACCGGTGGATGACGCGACGGCCGTAGGGACGCTCGTGGGTGCGCTCTCGTCTGCGGGCGAGGTGAACACGGGCGTGTTCGAGGCCGGCACCGTTGTGGATGTGTGGGCGACCGCGTTGGACAATGCGCATGACAGGGACGGTTCGCCGGCTTATAACGAGTCCGCCGAGTCGGCGCATGTGCAGGTGGAGATTCTGCCCATCGTCACACAGCAGGAGTTCGACGAGTCCGCTGCGAACATCCTCGCGGCGGCGGACGAGTCCGTCAAGGCGCAGATCGACAAGGTCAACGAAACCATTGGGGCGACTTCCGACAGGATCGATGCGAAGGCGAAGGAGATTCTGGAGGCTGCCGCGAATGATGCCACGGAGAAGGCGAATGCGGTCAGTGCGAAGGTGGACGTGGCGCAGGCGAAGGCTGATGCGAATGCCGCGGCTATCGAGCAGACCAACAAGACGGTCGAGGCGAACAAGCAAGCGGCCGATGAGGCGCAGGCGCAACTTGATAAAACCCTTACCGAGCATGGCAGCATCCTTGCCTCGGTGAACGAGGATCTTGCGCAGGCGAAGAAGGACATCCTCGCCAATACGACGATGGCATCGAGTGCCGAAAGCAAAGCGGATGCGGCCAATCAGACCGCCACCGCGGCAGCCGGTACGGCCACGTCCGCGGCGTCCGCGGCGTCGAACGCGATCACTGTGGCGAACACCGCGGCCGAACTCGTCAAACAGTATGGTGACCGCAGTGTGGTGTCCAGTGTCATCGAATACGCGACAAGCACGTCGGACTCGGTTGCGCCGGAGGATTGGGTCACATGGTGGGAGGGCACGCCGAACGATTCGGTGAGTGTGCTTGCACTGTGTTGGGATACGGCGATGCCCGAACACAAGGCGGGTGAGTACACGTGGATGCGTACCCGTCTCACCTATGGTGATGGCAGTGTGGCCGTGTCGGCTCCGGCGCTCATCACCGGTGACAAGGGCGCGCAGGGTGAGCCGGGTGAGCCGGGAGCTCCGGGCGGTCAGGGTGTGAGCGTGACTGGTGTCACGAACTTCTGGGCGTTGGCGTTGGCGGAACCCGCGCAGCCGACCGATAAGACGCCGGGTGCCCCGTGGACGGTGAGCGAACCGGCGTACGACCGGGCGAAGCAACTGTACATGTGTTCGCGTGTGGATTATTCAAACGGCACGTGGTCGTATACGGCGGTCGCGTTGTCCAGCGCATACAAGGCGTCGCAGGAGGCGGAGACCGCTGCTCGTGACGCGATCGAGACCGCGAGGAACGCCGAGACCATGGCGAACACCGCGAAGCAGACCGCGGATGCGTCGAAAAACGAATCGGCCGAAGCGAAAACCATCGCTCAGGGTGCGGATGCGACGGCCACGCAGGCGAACGCGACCGCCACGGCGGCGAACCAGGCGGCGACCAGTGCCGCGACCGCGGCGAACAGTGCGAAACAGGACGCGGCGAACGCCGCCGGCATCGCGAACGGCAAGGCGGATGTGCTGATCCAGTCCACTGAGCCGGCCACGGACATGCGCAAGGCGACGACCTTGTGGATCGATACGACGAATGGGGCGAACACGCCGAAACGGTGGGACGGGTCGGCGTGGGTCGCGGTCACGGACAAGAAGGCCGTGGACGCCGCGAACGCCGCCGCTACGGCGCAGGCAAGCGCCGACACGGCGCAGTCGACCGCCAATGAGGCGAAGACCATGGCTGCGAACGCGGACGCGAAGGCCGTAGGCGCGAACGCGGCGGCCGTCAACGCGCAGACCACGGCGGACAGCAAGAACACCGTGTATATGCAACCCACCGACCCGTATGACGAACCGGACAAGGCGAAACGCATCGTCCCCGGTGATTTGTGGTGGCAGACCAGCGACAAGGCGCCGGAAACGTATTGGACGGGCGCCGCCAATAATTCCGTAAGCGTGTTGGTGGACTACAGCGGTGAGATCGTGCACATGTGGGTGTGGAACGGTTCGCGTTGGAACAATCACGTGCTCTACGCGCAGGACATGCTCGTCAACGGGAGCATCGTGGCGGAACTGCTCGCGGTCGATTGCGTCGAGGCGCGCCACATCAAGGTCGGTGCCATCGAGGCCGACAAATTGGCCGCGACCGCCTTGTATGGCAAGGTCATCAAGGGCGGCCGCTTCCTGACGGCGAACGAACGTTTGGTCATCGACAATGAGGGCCTGCTGCTCAAGGATTCCGGCGGGAACGCGACGATCACGATGAACGCGGCGAACGGCAGCGCGACGTTCATGGACGTCGGCATCGTGGACGGTGCGCTGACGACGCCGAGCATCATGGCCGGCGACATCGAAGCGTCTAACATCGACGGTTCGACGGTGACGGGAGGCACGGTGCAGACCGTGGCCGACGCGAACCGTGGCATCAAGCTCACCGGCGGCAATCTCGACATCTACCGGGCGGATCAGAAGCGTTTCCTGCGCGCCAACGAGGCGGGCGTCGTCATCTCCGACGGGACGAAGAACGTGCTCACTTTCGCCCCTATAGACGGCGAATGGGTGCTGAGCCTCGCTGGTGCGATCCAGTCCGGCGGTGAAATCTCGGGTGCGGCCATCACCGGCGCGGTCATCCGCACGAACACGCAATGGGATTCCGACGTGGACACGGAGAAGTACCGTGGCGTCGTCATCACCGACGGCGGCCTGTACTGCTACCGGAGCAACGGAAAGATGGAGTATTCGCTCGCGTTCAACGCCATGAGCGGCGACCTGATGCTCAACGGCGCCATCTCGACGAATAGCGAGATACAGTCGCCGACCATCACCGCCGGACAGATCATCGGCTCAAACATCTATACGAGCGGCAACGCGGACAACCGCGTGAGCATTGATTCGTCCGGTCTGACGGTGACGCGTGACGGGAACGTGTTGATCGCGTTCACGACGGATGGCAGAGTGGATTTGGGCACGTCGGGGATTGCGTCCGATGAGCATGTGGCTGTGTCGGTGGGCAACCTGTCCGCCGAGGTGAGCGAGACATACACACCCATCAGCACGTTCGACGAGAAGACAAGCAAACTGAGCGACGCCGTCGACGACCTTCAGTCGGACGTGGCCGAGCAGGATGCGCGGCTGGCCGACGAAATTGACCATCGGCGCCAGTACATGCGTTTCGACCCTGATACCGGGTTGATGATCGGCGACATGAGCGAATCGGACGCGTATCTGATGCGGTTGACGAGCACACGGCTGGAGTTCCGCAGCGGCGATTCGGTCGCGGCGTATGTGAGCAACGAACGCTTGAACATCCTCAACGCCGAGATTCTGTCCACGTTGAGGATCGGCGCGTTCGCGTTCCTGCCTCGCCAGAACGGGCATATGAGCCTGCAATACGTCGGCGCCGCAACGGCGGGAGAGGAGTAGCGTATGGCGGAAGCATTGGGGCCGATCGTCAACAATTGGCGTGTGCGGGTCAACGCGGTCGTGAAAACCACCGAGGGCGGCCGTTGCCTGATCCGTGCGGAGTGTTACTGGCAGGCGGCCAACGGGTACAGTTTCGCCGGGTTGAGCGTCAACGGCGTCGCGGTCGTTGATGGTCAGTCGGCGTCCGGAGCGAAGACCGGCGTGACGGTCGGTGCGAACGGTCAGGTTGGCATGTGCGCGAAGGAGGTGTGGGTGTCGCGCGGGCAGGCCGCGAAGAGCGTGCTGTGTTCGGCGACGGCGACGGTGACCGGCTACGCGGCCGGCTCGTCGAAGTCGGATGTGCGCGTCAGTGTACCCGCCCTGGCTGCGCACACGGTCAGATACGACGCGAACGGCGGCAGCGGCGCACCCGGCAATCAGACGAAGTGGTGGGGCAGCGTGCTCACCCTGTCCTCGACACGGCCGTCACGCTCGAACTACACATTCATGGGCTGGTCGACGACACGGAACGGTTCGGTCGCCTACCAGCCGGGCGACCCATACGGTTCCGACAAGGATTTGACCCTCTACGCGGTGTGGAAGCTCAAGACGAGCGCGCCGACGATCACGTCGTTCACGGCGCAGCGCGTCAACACGGCAGGCGAGGCGGACGAATCATCGGCGAGCGTGAGACTCACCGCCGTGTGGAAGTGCGATACCGCCGGTGATTCGACGAATGCCGTGCAGTCGTTGAAGCTCGCCTATCAGACGGCGTCCGGCTCGTGGACCGAGTTCACTCCGTCCGCGTCCGGCGCGTCCGGGACGACGACGATCACCATCGACGGACTGTCGGCTGACGAGACGTGGCGGTTCCGTGCGTCGCTCAAGGATAAGTACACGACCGTCACGTCGTACACGACCGTCGGACCGCAACGTTTCCTGCTGGATTTCTCGGCGGACGGCAAGGGTATCGGCATCGGCGTGGGCGCCCCGGTCGAGGGCGTGGCGATCGCCGGCGACCCGGTCACGGTCAACGGATGCAACGTGCCGCACATGTTCAAGGGCACGAAGGTCGTGTCACCATCCGCGTCCTCCAACCGTCATGACCTGTTCACGGCGGATCAGTGGGCGGCGATCGTCGGCGAGAACATCGATGCGGCCTCTGCCGTCGTGTTCGTCGCCAATGGCGACCTGCGGGCGAACAACATCTCGTTGACTGGCGCCGGCTGGAATCAGGATGACAAACGCTGGTACGTGTTCTGCTCGTCGAGCACGGGCGCCCCGTTCCGCGTCAACTACATGATTTTCATCTAAGAGGGAGGTCAAGGAATGGTAGAGGTTCCCGCACAGGAACTGATATCCGCGTTGCGCGAGCAGAACGCGCAGCTCGCGTATCAGGTCGCGGTGTTGACCGCGCAGAACCGCATCCTACAGGCACGACTAGGTGAGGAGGCGGCCCATGAGTGAGCCGGTTGAGGTGACTAATCTGATCCCGAATCCGAAACCGACGAGCACGGCGGCGTGGAGGGTCGGCTCCGGTAAGGATATCAGCGTCGGCATGAGTGATGACGGCTGGATGCGGTTGGTGAATAACACGACCGGTAATGATTGTTACGTGTACGCGCAGATCCAGTTGGCGGCGGGTGCGTGGCGGTTCGGTGCGGAGCTCGACGAGCCGGTCGGCACCTATGCGGTCAATGAGCTGCGGTTCATCCGGCTCAGTCCGACGCAGGAGATGCAGCGCGCCGAATGGGACGGCACGCCCGGCCGGCTTGTCACGCCGGCGAATGTGCTGTCTGATGCGGCGACGGTCCAGTTGCGTTTGATGGTCGGGCCGAAAGCGGGTGACGCGGTGCGTGTGCGCCGCCTGTTCGTCATGAGTGAGGAGGATTACCAGCACATGGTCGACAACAACATCGAATGGTTTGACGGTGACGGCATCGTCGCGGGGGGGGGGGTCCTTCCTAACGGCCTGAGTCCACATGTGGATCGCCGTGTTCTGGCGGTGGTCGCATGAGCCGCGAGATCACGAATTTGTGCGCGACACCGTACGGGTCGCGGCAGACGACATATACGTGGAATGTGGAAAAACGTCAGGATGCGCGAACCGGCAAATGGGCGTATCGATGCACACCGGACAGCAACTTCGATGGAACCTTCCAGTTCGATATGGGGTATGCGCCGTGCAAGGTAGGAGATGTGCTCGTTTGCATCTATTCATGCGACGTGCCAGACAGATTATGTCTGCCCCGCAATCCCACCACCCAGCGCATAGTGAATACGGACACTACCGAGGGCGCGGCGCTCACGGAGCGGATGGGGTGGGTCGCTGGCCGTATCTCGGCAGCAAGCGGCGCGCACGAGCTGTGGATATTACACGAATGTGGATGGGTCACTCTGGAAGGGTGCGCCGTATTCAGTCAGGAGGATTGGACGGTCATCAGACAACTGCTCGCGGACGGTGTCCTGACGATGCCGTGGTTCGCGCCGCCCAAGGACGCGGTCAGCGGGCCGCCAGTGCTAATCCCGTAACGATTCCAACATGGGAGGCTGCGGCATGAGCGAGTTCGCGAATCTGTTTGAGAATCCGAAGCTGGTGGTTACGAGCACCCAGCCGGCGACACCTTCGCCTAACTGCTCCGGCCGCGGGCGGTTTGGCGGTGGTCACATGAGTGCCGCCAGAACATGCACGCGGCCACAGAAAGGTGATAGTGAGTAATGGTTGAACGACGGAATCTGATATTGAATCCGCTCCCGCACTCGTCGGGGCCCATGGTGTGGCATGCGAATGGGCTTGCGTCCGCGCAGATACAAACCGATTCGATACGTCTTGAGTCGGACGGCAGCGAGAGCAACGCGTTCGCGTGGACGCAGATGACAGTGCCTGCCGGTGACTGGGTGTTCGCCGCGTATCTGGAAGGGTCCAGCACGGGCGGGCTCATCTCGTATGACCAGCGTGTGCTGTGCGTGACCACGGCGGAAACAGCTTGGCGATTGAACGGGTCCATCGCCTACAAGCAGTTGGGGGCCCGGTACGCGTGCGCGTTCCATCTGGACGCGGACGGGTACATCAACCTGCGCTTGTATTCGCATTCGGCCGCGGGCTGCGCGGTGCGTTACCGTGACCTGCTGCTGTGCTCGCTCGACGACTGGCACGCCCTGCGCGCCATGACCCCTCCCGTGGATTATTTCGACGGTGGCCGTGTCACGAACCGTGACGCGGTGTTTGAACAGCTTACGCCGATCAGCTGATTGTCCATTTCCAAAACAGTAGAGGGGAGGTGAATATCACGAATTTGTTGAGTGTGGAGGTGCTGACCGCGTTGGCCGGTCTGGCGACCGGCATCGGCGCGTCCGGTGTCGTCAGCTGGATGCTCAACCGCTACGACCGGCGACATCCGGTCGTGGACGTGGACAAGCTCGTCGAGCGCATCGAGGAGCTGAACGCGCAGGTCGACCTATCCACGTTGGCGGGCAAGTTGGAAGGGTTGAACACGGCCGTCAAGGAGCTCGCCTACCTGCGCATCCGCGAACGGCACGAGAACGCCATGAGGCACGGGTGGTTGCATCCCAATGAGAAGCACGTCCTCGAACGGCTCTACAGCGCCTATCACAGCATTGGCGGCAACGGGACCGGTACGCAGATGATCGAGGACATCCGCCGTCTGCCGTCGATCCCGCCCGGGGGCGACACCACGTCGCGCATGAGCGACGACACGGTCGAACCCCCCGAAACCTACTGAAGGCCACGGCAATCCCGCCGCGGCCTTTTTCTCATATCACAAGAAAGGAGCATGATGGTCACGATCAAACAGGACATCGTCAATCAGGGACATGGCGCGTTGGCCCCCACGATGCTCGCCGTGCATTCCACGGCGAACCCGGGGGCGACCGCCAAGAACCACCGCGACCTGTGGAGCCGCGGCTACGATTACGCGGTCCACTACGTGTCCGACTGGAATGAGGCGTACCACACCGTGCCGGACAACCGCCTGTGCTGGCAGGTAGGCAACGGCAATTCGACATGCGTCGGATTGGAAATCTGCGAGGCGACCA